TCCCATGGCGCTCTATATTTCACAGGCCACGGCTCATTGTCGTGGATGCGATCAGCCTCCTCGACCACCTTCGCTGCGGCTTTGGCGAGCTTGCAATATTTCCGGTATTGAAGAATTGACGCGGCCTGCCAATCAGTCTCAACGCCACCGCGCGGCATCGGCTTGCCATCCCACCCTTCCGCTACATGCGGAGCGGGGGAGGCGAGAACCAGATCAGCGCGGATGTATGGAGCTTGATATTTGTGCTTCTGCCAGCGACCAAAACTAGGCTTTTCGTCTCGGTCATACCAAAGCCAAAATGGCTGAAGCTTCTGGGTACTGTCCATTTCGGCGGCGGCCACAATAACCTGGTTGTCGACGCCAGCAATGTTCACCGCTCCTGCCTCCGTTTCACTGGCAGCAAGGTCGCCTTCTGGCCACCAAGCATCGAATTCGGAATTAGCGCGCTCAATGTCGCAATCGGCTGAGGTGTCGTAGCGCATCCATCCCGCCAGGAACGACCTCTTGTGACTCCCTCGATCGGTCGGATGTGACACCGCTCCTGCCTCCGCTTCACGGGCGGCGAGGGCGGCTGAAATGGCTTTGCGCATCGCTCTCGCGGCACGTCCTGTGCCGGCCGATGTGATGTCGCTGGGTACGCCGTAGGCCTCAAGTGCAGCCTCGACCATCGCGTCACTGATTTCCAAGCTCATCCCCAAATCCTTCCACTGATCAGCGCCGCCGCATATTCCTCGGCATCGTCGCCTAGCTCTGTCCAAAGCCCCCAGATCGACAGCGCGAGCACATGAGGGTTGACGCCAGCGAGCCGCCAGTATTCCATCTCGTTGCCCTGGTGCTGTCTGGTGTGCTCCCGCTCGCAAAGAGGTAGCGCCCAACGATCCGGAGCCTTATGGCCCTTGGCGCGCCCGTAGTGGCCGAATGCCGGGGCCGCGCTCGATAGATGAGCTGCCTGGACGCCATAGGTGCCCGTCACGACACACGGCAGACGGTGGATGAAGGAGAGGTAATCCTTTTCCTTCTTCGGCTTGGCCTTTGGGATGGCGCGCGGTGTAAGTGAGGAGGCGACGCGGAAGCCAGACATCAGAACTGCGCTCCAAACGCTCTGGCGATTCGCTCGATATATTCCGCCTCCGACTTGCCGCATTCGGCCATGGTGGCCTTCTCGGCCTCGTCTAGCTTGTCGACAGCCTTCCAGAACATATGAGAGCCGGGAGCGCTTACACTGTCGCCATAATGGATGTAGGCGCCGGCGAAGTGGGCAAGCCATATTCCGGTAGAGCCGATCTCGCACACGGCGAAAGCAGAACCATTGCGCGGGCAATATTGGCTTGGTGACCATCCGAGTTCGCGCATGCGGCTTTGCGCCGAGACGAGCGTGGCAAGCGCAGCATGGGTGTCCGGCATGGCAGCGGCGCGTTCGGCCTGCACACGTTCCATTTGCTCCCAAAGCGACTTCGCTTCGTCCGCCGACAGTGCATGTCGGGTGCCATCGGCCATAGTCATACTGCCGTGATATTCCTTCTCAGCCATCGGCGCGCTCCTCCGCCAAATCCCCAGGCTCGCAACCGAGTCCTTCAGCATGGAATTCGATCGCTGGCTCCAAGCTAACATCACCGGCCATGATAGCCTTGACGGATTTCGCAATGCCTCTGGCCGCCGCCTGACCCTGTTCCGACAGTTTCGGGATATCGACGTTCAGCCAGTGCCGAAGGACTTTCGACATGAGGTCGCCGCTCGTGTTCGGATCGGCGGCTCGGTTGAGAACGTCCTTGGCGAAGCGGCGGAGGACTGGCAGATCCTTTTCAGGGATCGGTTCATGATCGGAAGGGGAGCCGGCCGTCGGGGGCTGATTGCCGGCCGGCTCTCCGTTTGAGCCATCGTCGGGCGAGGAATCCTTCGACGGCTCATTTGACAACGCCTCTTTGGCGGTGGCGTCGTCTGCCGGCTGGTCAGGAGGGGACTGGTCGCCGGAATTGGTTTCCTTAGGGATGTGGAAAGTGACACCGCGCTCGGTGCCCTCCTTCATGATGAACTCGATAAAGTCGGTCATCTCGTCCTTCGACAGATCGGACGATGACATTTCGATCGGCAGGAATGTGCGATTATCCAGGCTGGGCAGGAACGTGATCTCTCGGCCGAAGGCGTGCAGGAAGATGCATTTCCATTCCGTCGCGTCATATTTACGGCCACCGTGCTCGAGCTGCTGGGCGATGTCCGTCAGGAGTGCCCACATCAAATCATTCTGCGGCAGGCTGCGCTTCGACGCCTTGAACTCGACGCGCGTGCCAACAGGGGCCTTATTGATCCAGCTGATTGCCTTTTCACGTTCGGCTGGCGTTTCGAGAACAAGAAGAGCCCGGCCCATTTATGCGGCCTCCTGCTCGTAAAGCCGACGCAGCGCGACGACCTTTGCCTCGACCTCAGTTTTGAGGAATTCAACAACAGCACTCTCAAGCTCGTCAATCACGGCGTCGTCACGATGTACGCGCTTGACGAACATCTGCATGCTTTCCGGCAGGCGCGGATCGAACGAAACGAAGTCGCACCACTGCCGTCCAGTGCATGCCATCTGCCACATCATCTGTGTGACGTATTTCGCCGGCACGACGCCTTGGAGAAGCGTTTCGATGTGCGTGGCAGTGTTGGGGCATTTGATCTCGATCAGCCCTTCAGCGCCAACCTGGCCGTCTGGAGAAGCACCAGAGTCCGCTATCGTCGGGTGGACGACGAAGCCGACTTGCTCGACATCGACATTCCAATAGAACTCGTAGGCGCGACGGGCGAAGGGCTCTTGATCTGTTCCCCACTGCATTGCCGCATTGGTGAAGCCTTCAGCCGATACGCCAGTCAGGCGTTCGGCAATAAGCTCGGCCGCATAGTTGGCGCGCATGGCGCCCCAGCCGGTTTTCGTCTTGGCGACTACGTCAGCGACGCGCGAAGCTGTCACCTTGCCGCAGCGCAGCGCACGCCATTCGGCAGATCCTTGAATGATCTCATCCATTGGTGCGCTTCCTTGCATAGGAGTCTAGGGATGAGATCGCCTCGTTGAATTTGGCAGCTGGGAAATCGGCGACCGATTCAATCCCCCACTTTGCGCAGAAGCGAACATTGTCGAGCCCGACGCTTTCGATCTTCTCGCGCAACTGGATAACCTGCTCCTCGGTCAATGGGCCGACAGGTGGCTCCTCCGATCGCTTGCCGTCATCATCGTTCGATGCGGCTAGCCCGAGCGCGGCCTTGAGAGTGTAGCGCTGCAAATAAGTTATGGTGCTGCCGACGGCCTGAATGCTGTTCTTGTTGCCAGTGTCATCCCGGCCTGCCTGCAAGGTGTTTTCCTCGCAATGTCCGTCTCGGTGAGAGACGATGCATGTGACGGTGATCGGCTGGTTCGGCTCGTTCTTCGTGCGGAAGCGATAAGACAGGCCGTATTTGCTGAGGATCGGATCGACAGTGCGGGCGATCTCGGCCAAGTCCTCATGCCGATAGCTTGTGTTCCGCGCGCCTTCCTTCTTGGATTCGAAGCCGACTTGGCGGTTTTTGGTGATCGTCGGGATTTCCGATTTGGCCGATGACATGGCTTCGTCAAATGCCTTGCGCGCCTGATTGGATTCCCATCGCTCTTGCAGGGCCATCAGCTTTTCGAGGACTTCGATTCCGGCGCCCTGGGCAACGGCGCGATTGAGCATTTCCATCGGCGTCAGGTTGGCGACGTTCGCCAAGGCTTTTGCAGTTTCCGCCGGCCTCGCTGGTTCGATTGCATTCGACATTGAATTTCCTTTCCGTGATAGGATGGCGACATGCGCGCTGAGTTCGCCGATCGGATTCACGCCTTCGTCAAGCGGCTGATCTGGTAGGTCGGCGATGGTTTCCGGAGAGACCTGCGGTGGTGTCTGGATTTCGTGGATGCCCATGATCAGACCCTTTCGATCTGGTAAGCGTGCTCTGCCCTGGACAGCCCCCAATAGGCGGCTCCAGTAATGATGATCCCGATGGCAAGGAAAGCAGCGAAATACTGCAGCAGCCCAGCCTTTTGCTTGGTTGCGACCATATCCGCGGTGATTGCCTTTGCGGCGGCTGTGTAGGGACGGTGAGCGCCGCAGGGCCTTTCGCAGTGGATGTCTAGGCAAGGTGCAAACAGTTGAGCGCAGCCTTCCGGGACTGGCGGTGATGAAGCGCTATGGCCGGCGGCGTAGATGTCTCGAAGGGCGCTATTCATTGGAATGGCCCACAATCGGCTTCCAGTGCGTCGGCGTGTAGTAGACGTACATGGAACCGTCCGGAAACCAGAAAAGCGGGTTGGTTTCGCCCGGAATCCTCGTCCTCTTGACAAGAGATTGTTCATTCCAGAACTCACCAGTGTCCGGGTCGGTAATCCTGGTCATGATCTCGACGCCCTCTGGCGCGCTATCGATGGATTTCCATTCAGCCATTTGAAGGTTCCTCCTTTGACCACGCGACGGCTAGCATGTGCGTCTTGCCCATGATCTGGATCGACTTGACGTACCAGCGGCCAGCCGTGATGATCAGGTAATCGTTGTCGACAATCTTCTCTTCGAAGACCTTTCCAGTTTCAGGATCGGAGACGGTGACTTTGATGGGGCCTGCGTTTGTCTCACCCATTTCCGTTGCTCCCGATAGCAGCTTCACGCATGGCCTGGATTTCAAGCATCCGGTCATGCTGTGCTTGCGACATCAGAACTGCGTCTCCTGACCAGTCGCCATTCAAAACAAGGTCGGCTTCCCATTCGCGATATGCGATCGCTACCGCCTTCAGCCTTTCGTTCTCGGCTTGTAGGTGAGCGTAGGAGTTGACTGCCTCGACAATGAATGCGGCGTTTGCTCGGTGATAATTGAACCGCCATTCCGCTGCTGTGTGGCTCATCCTGCAAACGTGATATTCACCATTCGCCATTGCCAAAGGCTTCATTGCTTCTTCATCGACCGTCACCGGCTGGATTGACGTATAAACAAGACCGCTGTTAAAATCCGGGACACTGACTACCTTCCACGGCGTCGGCGTATGCATGCTTTGCTCTTCGCTCATGTTCCGTGTTCCTCTGGTATGGTGAGCGCCGGGACAGACCTGGCGCGGATGGGGTTAGGCGGCGGATTGCTCGAGAACGGTGGAGGCTAGGACGACCGCAATCCGTTCAGCGGCCCGATATTGGCGCGTGACGCGATCCGGCACGTTCTGGCAGCAGCAATAGTCATCCGAGCCGCGGCAACCGCAGCGGAGTGCCTGCGCCTTCTGTTCTGCTCTTGAAGGGATTGGTTCAGTTCGCATCACGCTCGTCCTCCCACCTGACTTCGCGCTCCCAATCTGGATCGGGACCGTCATCGAAATCGTGGTTTTCAAAGATGCTGACGGACCATTTTTGGTCTTCGTCCGCCGTCCAATCAAGCGACTTGCCGCTCTCGTCCTTGACGCTTATGATCTCGACTTCGCCGCCTTCTGGCGGGTAGCATATTTCAGCCGGGCCACTGGAAACGCCTGGATCGTACGGTGTGATCGTGTATTCGACACAGACCTCAGTTCCGTCTTCGCGCTCGAAGTATGTCTCGTGGGTTCTGCTCATGGACATCACTTGCCCTCCTCTGCCTTAGAAAGCTCTTCGCGAATAGCGATGCGGCGTTCTGTCTTTTCGCGAAGGCGAACTCCGGCGGGGCATTTGCAGAAGCCGTAGAAGTCGCCGTGCATGTCGGTTACGTCGCCGAAGTCAAAACACAGGTCGCATGTCTTGTACCCGCGCCGCCGCTGTTCGGCCTTGATCGCCTCGCATTCCTTGTTGGCGAAATAGATGCGCTCGTCGCCCATGTCGCAGCTATCAATGAGGTGGTCATGACGTTCCATTGTGTCGTGTAGACGAATGACAAGTTCTTGATCGGAAAGGCGTGTGAGTTCTGACATCCCCGCCTCCTACGCCGCCCGCGCATCGGAGCGGGAAGCGGCACGGAGGATAGGATCGCGAGCGTCTTCGGCGGCTTGGTCGCGAACGGTGATCGCGTCGGCAAATTCGTTGTCGACTTCATCGTTGATTGCGTTCTCGATGCCGTCGAGGTAAGCTTTGGCTTGCTCGTCGTGGAAATCCTTGGTGCAGACCTCGACCAGATCACGCAGGTTCCGGCCAAATTCGTTCACCAGCGCTTTGATTGCCTTCTGGTCGTCTTCCATGCCGTAGCTATGGAGAAACGCTTCCTTGGCCGTCGCTAGGGCATAGCCTATGCGGGTGAGATGGATCGTGCGGTCTGTGATGGTGGTCATCGTCGTGTCCTTGGTTCAGGCATCCAGAAGCCGGAAGCAGGCGAAGCGATGTTGCTGCAACTCCGACACCTGAGGATTTGTGATCGGCAGCATTTCCTTGAACAGGAGATGGCGCTGCGCGTCGGTATAGAGCTTCAATGCCGCAGATATCTCGCCGCGCTTGAAGAAGCTGTTGGCCTGCAATATCGTTTGTGCAAAGTGCATCACTTGCTCTCCGCTTTGGCCAGAACAGCCTTTGCAAAGGCAATGGTGCTTTCCTCAGGGTCGGCATCACATGCAGGATCATCTACAAGATCAATGATCTCGCGCAGCGCTTGCTCTGCCTTCTCTGCCCTTGAACAGGTATCCAAAAATTGAGAACGGAGCTTCGAGATTTCGTCCATACGGTTCGCAGCCATAGCAGCGGTTCCGTTGTCGCGCGGCAGGCTTGCAATGTCTCCGCCAGCCAGTATCTCTCGAATGGAGGAAATCTCTTTCTTGAGGGGATCAGAAATAGTCCCCACGCCATCCAGGATGCTTCTCACAGCAAACATAGCATAAGGAGCACCATTGAACTGATGCATACCTTCTGACAGCCACCATGACTGGACCATTGATAAGACGCGGTACGTATCGGCTAAACGGCTTTCCAACGATGTATCTCTACGGTTCCAAGCTTCAATAGCTTTTACCGATGCGCCTTTGTGATCCATGATCGGTGCCGTCTGGACACCACACTGGCTGCATCTAACCGTGACATTCTTGAATTTGTCCGGGTTGAAGAGATGAGCCTCACCGTTACAGAACGGGCAGAGTTTCAACATTTCTCGTCCTCTCTCTTGTCCGCTTACCGGCGGTAGGGGGATGGGGGTTAGGAGCGCTCGATCTCGCTCATAGTCGCCAGCGGCTTCACTTCCTTGAAAGCCTTGCGAAGATCATCGTGGAGCTCAGCGTTTTCGGCCCATATGGCCCTTACTCTCTCCAGAGCGCCCTTTTCCTGGCGGTTCTCTAACTCGCGCTGGTGCTTCGGCAGTTCGTAGTCCCAGCCGGCGCGGCTGTGGCTAATAGTTGCCAAGGCCCCCTTGAACATCTGGACTGCAAACGATGGGGTTGGCTTGTCAGGGCATGGGCCGCTGTAGCCGTGGAACTTGAACATCTGCTCGCCTTCCGGCATCGGATGACCGCACAGTTCGCAGACGGCTTGTTTGGTCGTTTCGGTTGCCATGTCTCATTCCTCTCTCGTTCTGGCCGCTTCGTGGCGGCGGGTGATCGTTTAGAAACTGGCCCGAAGGCCAGCACCTAAGCGGTCAGGTGATTTCGGTGATCTCGATCCGGAACTTCTTTCCGTCTTTGAAGACGACTTCCAACTCGCCCATCGACGGGAACTCTTCGACCTCAACTTCGTCACCAAGGTCTTCGGTGAGGCCGTACCATGTGGCGCTAACCAAGCTTTCGATCCGATCGTCGCTCATCGGGTCGCCTCCAGCGCCTTGTTCATGGTCTCGTAGGTCCACTCGCGACCCTTAGGATATTCGTGCATGTTGAGGCTCTGATCTGCGGCCACGTAGAAGGCCAAGAAGCTGCGATCCTTGAGCCACTTTATTGCGCGCTGGGCGTGAGCCTTCTTGACGCCAAGCACACTCAGCGCCGGTCCATATTGCGTTTCGGATTTCTCTGAGCGTTCCATCGTCTCGTCCTCTTGTTTCACCCGGGACCGCGGTTCGCTTCCTTGCGTGGCTCATTCGTGGTCCGGTGAGAAGGAATATGCCACCTGGCAAAAAAGGTGTCAATTGGCAAAATGCCATCTGGCAAAAATAATTGCCATGTGGCACAAAGGGGCATGACCAATGTTGTGAAAAAACCGCTATCGCTCTCCGGCATGTTTTACCGGCGGCGCGATGACTGGATAAAATTCGTGCTGGAAATTCCGAAAGCCGAGATGTCCTTCACCGAGAAGGCGATTGCGGTTTTCATTGCCGAGAAGATGAATCCGCGAGATCAGTCGTGGGTGATTTCCCAAGAGCGCATAGCGAAAGACCTGGACTTGAAAATCCGGGTGGTGAAGAGCGCTGTTTCGAAGTTGAAGGCGATGGGCTTGATCGAGGCGCGGCGAACACGCCTCAACGGTAATCCGAAGCTGTTTAACTCTTACCAGATTGTCGCTGTCGAGGATGCAGTCCCTAAGTGACGTGCGCCACCATGCACCTGACTAGGTGCGCCATTATGCACCCATTATAACGGACAAGCTTTATAACGGACTCTATTTATTTTCTTCTGGTCTTGCTCTGAGGGGAGTTGTTGGAAGGGCGAGGTCAGACAGTGAACCTACCGACATAACGGCCGATGATTTGAATTTCGTCTAGCGTCAGCTCTTGGTCGCGATGCTTCGGATTGTCGGATGAAATCCTGACGTTGACAGTCTCGTCGCCGGGCCGGGATATCACCTCTAGCCGCTTGACGATAACGCCGCCGAACTGATCGGCGAGAACATAGACGCCAGGCGGCGAAGGCACGCGGTGCCGAGTGTCAGCAAACACGACATCGCCATCCTCGATCGTCGGGGCCATACTGTCCCCCTGGGCGGGGAAGGCTTTGACGTGGTGAGGCAGGATGCCGAGGCGAGCCATCACAGAAGCTGGCATCCTCCAATAGTCGCTTACGGCTTCCCTATGAAACGAGAGGCCGGTAGCGCCCGATGTGGCCTCAATGATTGATAGGCCACCGCCACCCAGGCCGGCGGTAATGTCGATCTGGTCGATCAAATCGCCGCGCGGCTTCGCCTCTTCGGCTAGCACGCGGTCGGCGCCGGCCAACTGCTCATGGTCAAATTCATTCGATACCTCGATCGGCTCGACTTCGAGCCCGCGAGCAATCCTGATGAGATTTTCGAGACTGAGTCCGCGCGCGCCTGTTTCCATGCGCTGAAGATAGGTCGTGGAGATGCCAGTTCGCTCCGCCAAATCTTCAAGCGTGATATCCTTCGACTTCCGTATTTTTCTGATCTGGTTTGCCATCAGCGCACTATTTTGCCAGATGGAAATTTTTTCCAGCGCCAAGTGGCAAATGCCAATTGACAAATAAAGTGCCATCTGGCAACTTTGGCAATTATGAAGCTCGAACAGTACCTCCACGAAAAAGAGATCAAGCCGGTGGCGTTCGCTGCCAGCATTGACGTGGCCCCGTCCACGATCACCCGAATCCTTCGCGGCGAGCGTACACCTCGCCTGGATTTGATTGCCAAGATCAGGGCCGCGACAGGCGGCCAGGTCACCGCAGACGATTTCATGCCGGTCGAGGAAGATGCGGCATGAAAACCGAATGGAAAGACATCAAAACAGCTCCGATCGGGCCGGTAATTCTCCTCTCGAATTCCGAGATGAAGACCGTCGCCGCTGGATATGGCGAGTGGCTGGATAAGGCCCCATATCCGATATTTCACTCCTGCGACCCCATGGGCTTTGGCCGCTTCAAGGCGACACATTGGGCAGAAATGCCGGAGGCAGCATGAGCGCTCCAATTTCCTGCCATGTCTGCGGCTCCAATCTGTTGACGCCCGAGCGCATCGAAAAGGCGCTCGCCAACAAAGAGGCGATGATGGTCAGCGGAGAGCCAGTCGATTGCGTCGGTGAACTCGACGTCAATCCGGCAACTCTGCTCAAGAAAGTCGTGACTGCGGTCATCAATGGTGGTCAAGCGCATCTCCTCTGGGAATTTCCGGAACTGCTGCACTTCCTCGGATCGCGCATCCCATCGCGGAGCGAGTTGACGGGCCACACTGGAGTTGACCAGCGCATGTTCGAGGCCAAGGCAAAGTGGCCGAACGTCGACCGAGGGACGCTTTGATGCTGAACCTCTCCGCCTATCCCCAATGCGCCAAGCGCCTGCACTTCCAACATGTCAGACTGGACGAGACAGGCTTCAATGCCTTCTGGGCGGCGGCGTGCGTGGCGGATGAATTCAAGGACGAGGATTTGACCGAGTTCGGCGGCTTCGACTTCGACACGGTCACGGAAGAGAACGGATACCGCCAGCTTGGGCGACTTGAGCAGTTCATGGCCCATCGGCGCGTCGTGGCAAAGCAGAACGAGAATTCGCCGGCATTCGTCGCAAGGCAGAAGGCGCGAGCCGCAGTAGACAAGGCTTTGTTTGATCGCCTCAAGGCTTTCCTTGGAGCCTATGGCCTGAAGCCGAGCGCCATGCAGACAGACGATGATTACTGGCTGTGCGCAATGACGCTGTGGCCGTCGATCACGCGGGCGGAAAGCGCAGGCTTGGGATCGATCCTCAACCAGATCGAGAAGATGACAAAAAAGGGACGCAGCCGGATCGCACGCGAGAATTACCACAAGGTTCCTCGCGAATTCCATGCGAACGGGAAGGGCGCCGCAGCATGACCCCTCAGTCCAACACCGAAACAAACCAATGGGAAGGCCGCTAAATGGAACGCGAGGTAAAAGTCACGCCCCAGATGGTCGAAATGGCAAAGGCATGGAATGAAATCCAACAGAAGGCCACAGGCGGTAATGTGATCTATCCAACGCTTCAGGAGGGTTTCACGGCTGACGTTTTTGATCCGTGGACAGGAAAGCCGGTAGACAAGCTCTCTGACCTTCTCCCGAGCCTTGCTGGCTTCCAGTGCGACGAATGCGGCGCCGAAGTCATCAATCGCTGCCTGCGCTGCGGTGCGCCTGTCTGCTGCCCGCGCTGTTGCTACGAAGCGAATGAGGTGGCCTGAATGGACCGGATAGCAACAGCGCAGCGCCTCCGCGAGGCAATCGATAATCCGCATATGGCGGAAAACCAGTCTGAACGCTTCAAGACGCTTCTCAGGGACGCAGCCCACGCTCTTTCCGAAGACGCTAAAAGCCCGATCACCATCAGCCTTGTCCGCGTGTTGCGGCACATGCCGGCAATCCCAGAAACGAAGGGGACGCGCTTCGAAGAGGACATGAACAAGTGGTGGCACGGCCTCGCGGCACCAGCAATCGACCGGGCTTTCAAAATGGGGGTTAGTGCCAAAGTCACCGCGAACTTCGACATGATGACCTACGACACGGAATTGGGAGCGTGGGTCGAGAGCGTCCCGTCCCCGTTCTATTGGGGACTGTTCCCCTGGATATGGAAGCGCCTCACCGGATACCGAGACGAGTACGGCCGCAAGGCTCAACTCCTGAACCCGTTCGAAGCGTGGGAGGACGATTGAATGGCTGAATATCCGGAAGACCTCGGCGAAATAGCTCTCGACATCGTGCTGCGCATAGAAAGCACGCACGTGTGGAAGCAGCAAGCGGTGGACGACATAGCGAAAGCCATCCTTGCAGAGCGCGAACGTTGCGCCAACCTCGCCGAAGATCAGCATGGCGAGGGGCCATCCATGCCATTCGACAACGGTGGCACGAGTGATGGCTGGAATATGGCGACTAGGAAAATAGCAAAACTCATTCGTGGGGAGGAATGAATGACCGAAGAGCAAATCAAGCACATGGTTGACCGCTTCCTCAACTGGAAGCTTCCTGAGAACTTCAGGCCCGATGCAGGGATCAGTTTCAAGCGGTGGTTCAATGAAAACACCACACACCCAATGAAGCATGAGCCTCGCGGCACAAACTTGTTTGATGCGACGCAGGCTGAGGCGATGGTGCGCCACATGCTGGAAGGCGTCAGTGACGATCGCAGGACGGTGACGCTCGCATTCCGCGATGACGAGATGGATCATCTGGAGTGTTTTTGCGAAGGAATGGGAATGTCTGTGAGTTTGGCAGCGAAGGTTGCACTTCGCTTCTATGCGTCTCATTTCGAGCGGCCATCGCGGTTGTCGCTTCAGGAGCCTTCTGATGTCGTTCGTGCGGCCCCGCGGCAACCTGCTGGGGTACTCCTTGTGACCGTCGACGGAGACAGACTTCGTGACCAACACGGCAACGTGGTCGGCACGATCGTTTCCTCCACGCTCGGCGCTACGGAGGGTTGAATGTCTGAACCCGATTATATCGCACAAGTTCATCAGCAATCCGAGAACCATAGCGATTGGTTCAAGGCGAGAGCCATTGAAGCTCAAAGCGAAGGCTGCACATTCGCTCGGGGCTCCGTCCACCCACAGGACGCGAGACTTGCGCTCTTCGAGGCATGGAAGGAACATCCAGAAGACCAGGGCGATATTCGTTGGCAGCTTTGCAAGCGGGAGGCGTGAATGAGCGAAGCAATCATGGTTGAGCGCGAACGCTTCTCCGTAGCGCTGCGGGATATCTGGGCAGAACGCCAACGTCAGGTGGATGACGAAGGCTGGACGGCGGAACACGATGATCAGCACACCCTTGGCGAACTGGCTCTCGCTGCCGCTGCGTATGCCGAGCACACATTCGCCAGCGACAGTTTTCGTCAATCGAACAAAACTCCGCCTGCATATTGGCCTTTTGACGCGAGTTGGTGGAAACCGACAGACCGTCGCCGCGACCTTGTCAAAGCCGGCGCGTTGATCGTCGCTGAAATCGAACGTTTGGACCGTATCGCGCGCTCTCATTCCACCCCCACCAATCCCGATAACGGAGCGCAGGCATGAGCGACATCAGCGAGGAGGGCAAAGGCCCCATCAAGGTCACAGTATCCGATCCTGAGACTGGAAAGGTCTTGGAAGAGAAGATTGTCGACAATGACTACCTGATCGTCACGGCTGGCCGTCGCTACGTCAAGTCGATCCAAATGATGGGCAAGACGCATATGCTCGCCGTCGCTTGGTTGAAGGATTCCTGACCCATGACCCCCGAACACCCCCTCCCAGAGGAAGTAGAGAAGGCGATAGAACGTGTCTGCGCTGCCCACAGGCAAGTAGGGCGCTGGGAAGCCAGTTTCGTCTCCAGTGACGGCGACTTGAGCGATTTCACGCCGATAGCTGACGAAGGGGGCGAATCTATTACCGCTCTCCGTTCCGCCATCTCCACCGCTCTCGCTGCAAAAGCAGGGGAGGAATAGATGACCACCTTCGGCAAACTCAAGGAAATCATTCTCTGCACCTTCGATTTCGTCGGCGTCGACGCGGTAACGCCAGAAGCCGCACTTAACGAAGATCTGACGCTCGACAGTCTCGATTATGTCGAACTGGAGATGGCGCTGGAAGAAGCTTTCAACATCGAAATTCCAACCGGCGCTTCTGACGACTGGAATACCGTTGCCGATGTCGAGGCCTTCGTGAAGGCGGCTGTCGCCGATCGTCAGCTTTCGGGCGAGGAGATCGTCTGATGCTTTATGCATTTCTCGTCACCTTTCCGGTCGTGTTGATCTGCTTCGGCGGCTGGCTCGCATATGAAATCTACAACGCTCCGGAATGCGATGAGCACGGCAACGTGATCAAGGACGCCACGGACGATGCAGGTGCCGCCGAAGGCGATTTCAACGCCGTCCTCCGCAGCAGAGAAAGGCAGGCACCATGAGCGCGAAACGCAAAGCTGATGGCATTCCGTTGGTCCTCTCCACACTACCGGCTCTGAAGCTCTTTCGCATGGGCTGGGACACCGAACAGATTGCACAGGCCAAGGGCCTCTCGGAGGCGACCGTCTACAACAGCTTGGACGCAGCGCGCGACAATGAGCGCCGGTTGGCGGAGATCGCTCTGTGACCATTGGAGATGCTCTTTCTCATGCTGTCGACACTGCTTTCCTGATCTTCGTGATCTGGCTGGTCTTTGGCAGATGAATTTGAATTTGGCGTGGCGGCCGGATGCTTCCCGGCTGGGCCGCCTGCCAGTGACTACCGCCGGCCCCTTTCTCGGGACCGGCAAACTCGAAAGGGGTAGGGCAAACGGCTCCTTTCTTCACCATCGAGGCCCTGTGTGACGATCAATCAATCGCACAGAAGGCTTCGAAGATGTCCGAAATGAAAGTGGGAAAATCCGAAATGTTGAGCGTCGCTTTCGCATCGAAAACTTTACAGACCCGGATCGCGCCAGCGGGTTGCGCGCCGACAGTCAAAGCACGGATCAGATACGCCGCCAGAAAGCTCGGATGGTCCGTCAGCAGAACCAAGGACGTCTGGTACGCCGACCCGCGCGTGTCCATCGACGTCGACGAAATGCGGGTCATCGAGGAAACAGCAGATGTCAAATATGGACGCGCAGAGGTCCGCAGCATCGATGAACTCATCGCCAAGGCGGACGCTCTCTTGGACGGCCCGGATCCGGATTTCCATCGCCCGTTCGTTGATGCGTTCCGCGCGTTCGTTCGCGCTCTGGATCGCCCCTGAGCTTCGTGAGGACGCCTGAGGCGGCGTCCTTTTTCTTTGACCAAAACCGTCGGATTTCTCCGACAACTAAAGGAGAATGGCATGGCAGAGGTAGGCCACAATAGCGCGCTCACACCGGCCGAGGAGAAGGCGCTCTTCTTCTACCACGTCCGCAAGGACATGGCGACGAAGGCAAAGCTCCAGGAACTGCAGGCGCAGCGCAAGCAGGACCGCAAGCTCGCCCAAGCCGACAATATCGCGCTCTCCCGCATCGACTTCGCCGAAAAGGCGCTCGACGCCGAGGACAAGGCCACGATCACCCAGAAGGTCAACGACCAGCTGAAGATCATGGAATGGCTGAACATCATCCCGTCCTACAACGAAGACCTGTTCGCCGACCGCGCGCCGCGTGACGAGAAGATCGAAGGGCAGGGCGAGATTGCCGGCTTGGCGGGCAAGGATCGGTTCTCGGATTACGCCCCTGATTCCGCCGACGACAAGGCATGGAAGCGCGGTTACGACCGAGGTCAAGCGATCATGCGCGACAATCTCGAAGCGGCGATGACCAAGAGCAATTCCAGGCGCACGAACGAAGAGCCTCCGCCGTCGACCGATGGCGACGACCCCTTCGCGGACGCCGCTTAACCGCTCCCTCGGGCCGCTACCCTCCTCATCGTGCTCGCGGCCCAAACTCCTCCCGGCTTCGGTCGGGAGGCTCTTTCTTCCCAAGCCGGAGTGAAGGCCGGCTTTTGAATGGCGGATGCGAAATGCTCAATCAGAGACAGGCTTTCACCTGCCCATGCTGTGGCGGGTATATCGGAGAGGCGGCCGCGCCTGAGCACGTGGCGGAGTTTTTGCCGCACGGCCAGCAGAGGACGATTTTCGATCTACTGGCGAAGAAGGTCGGCAGAAATGTGCCGCGGGACTCGATCATGTTCGCCCTTTATGGCGACCGATACGATGGCGGCCCGGACTACAGCGACAACATCATTTCGGTCCAAATCGGACGCTTGCGCAAATCGGTGTCCAAGTTTGGTTGGGATGTTGTCGGAAGCAATCGCGGCGGGACAGGCAACAAAGGTTCGTACCGTCTTATCCCTAGGGAGTGCGGCCCATGAGCGTCCGCGTCCTCGGCTTAGATGTGTCCACCTGCACCGGCTACGGATTCTGGGATAGCAGCGCCCATGTCTCAGCGATCACCGCTGGCGTGATCGAGCTTCCCGAAGCCAGGAAGCTGCCGAACACCGGCAAGACCGATTACCACTGGGATGATTGGCGGGTCGCCCAGGTCGGCCCCAAGATCTACAAGCTCATGAAAGAGTTCAAGCCTGACCTAGTGCTGGTCGAGGAGCGGCTTCGCTTCTCCAAGACGGGCGACGGAGGCTTCGCGATGTCCAACGCCATCCACGGGGCAATCTACAGCCATTGCTGCACCATGGGCGTTCTGTTCGGCACGATCCCGGTGCAGTCCTGGCGCGCCGCCGCATATGGCGAAGGCTACAAGCCGCCGCTCATCCCAGATCTCGACCGGCAGCGCAATCAGAAACGCGACAAGAAAACCGGCAAGCCGCTGTTCAAGTCGAAGGACTGGGGCGATATCGCGGTAGAGAAGTGCGAGAGCCTTGGCATCTCTCTGCCGGCGAAAAAAGAAATCTCCCACAACGCGGCCGAAGCGGCACTGATCGCGATGATGTGGCGCTGCCACAAGCGGATCAACATCCCCGAGAAGCGCGCCTTCGACCGCTACATCGAACTGCTGCAGCGCCCCAATTCCAAGGACGAAAGGACCGCCGCATGACGTTCCACTGCGAACATTGCCAGAAGCCCCTTGGCCCTGCCGAAGAAATCGAAAACTGGTGCAACAAGTGCGATCGGCCGACAAAGCCTGTCGCCGCGCCAGTCACGCCCTCCGAGAAGAAGAGGGCGGCGTAGGATGGCACAGAACACCTCGAGCGCAGTCATGGCGCAGCGTGTCGAGCCGCACGACAGCCTGGATGATTTTCCGACGCAGCCATGGGCGACGCGGGCGTTGTGCGAGCATGTGATCTTCCGGCTCGGCAAACCTGACTGGAATCAATCCTGCCCCGACACCGTGCTTTATCGCCACCAGCAGCTCACCAGAGACATCGTCTGCCCCAACGGTGCAATCATCCCGCCGAAATTCCCCATCGAAGGTCTGAAGGTCTGGGAGCCAGCTTGCAACCGCGGTCATATGGCCAGGCCGTTGGCGGAATACTTCGGACGGGTCTTCACCTCCGACATCTTCGATTACAGCGCTGAATATGATGGCCAGGAGCGCGTGATCGATTTCCTTTGGCCAGGATCCGAGTCGCCATGCATCGCCGCCCAAGGTGTCGACTGGATTATCAGCAACCCGCCATTTCGGCTCGCTGAACAGTTCATCGCCCGAGCCCGCGAGATCGCTAAGGTTGGCGTGGCCATGATTGTCCGAACATCCTTTCTGGAAGGCGTCGGGCGCTACCAAAACCTTTTCTCCGTCGATCCTCCCAACATCGTCGCCCAATTCACCGAGCGCGTCCCAATGGTCAAAGGCCGGCTGACCGCTGACGGCTCCACGGCCACGGCCTATTGCTGGCTGGTGTGGATGAGAGACGTGCCAGGGACGAAACTGGTCTGGATCCCGCCGTGCCGCAAGCAACTCGAACGCGCGGAGGATTACCGGTGAACGCCCACGACAAACGAATGACCGCCATGGCAGCAGCACGGGATAATCCGGCGCCGATCCGCCGAGAGTTGCCGTCACAGACAGAGAATGAGCAGAACCTGCTCGGCTGCCTGATGATGCACAACGGTTTGCTCGATGAACTGCCGACAGAATTCGATGACCGGCATTTCGAGGACGACTTTCACGCCGCGCTGTTCCGGGAAATGAAACGGCTGCACGCTTCCGGCAAACTGGTTAACCCTCTTTCGGTCAAGACGGCTCTACCAGGAGCTCCAGATACAATCGGGGGATTGACCTTCGGCCAATACCTTGCTGCCATGCTGCGCGAGGCGGTAGGGCCAGCAGGCGCGGCAGGGCTGGTATCAGCCATCATGGATGGCGCCGACCGCCGCCGGCTCATCCAGAACGGAAACAGGCTGATCGACATCGCCTTTGAGCACGAACTCGAAATCCCGGACGATATCAAATCAGTTGAGGATCAGCTCGCGGAGATCAGAACGGAGCGCACCGGTGACGCCTCGCGGGTTTCAGCCGGCGACGCTTATCTGAAAATGTTCGAGGGCTCGATCGCCAAGGATGGCGTTGCCGGTGTCCCGATCTGCCTGCCTGAAATAGCCAAGGTGCTATCCGAGCCTGTGTTCGAGGCCGGCAATCTCTACGGCTTCCTGTCGAGCTCCGGCGAGGGCAAGACGAGCCTCACAATGCAGATCATCTATCATGCGGTATATTGTGGCCACCCGGTTCTGTTCCTCTCCTATGACCAGTCTGCGGGCCAATGCGTGCGGCAGATGATTGCCCAGGTCCACGGAATCGAAGTTCGCCGGCAGCGTGACCCGCAAAAGTTCCTGAAGCCTGAAGAGCAGAACAAGTGCCTGGATTTCGCGATGTGGGTGAACCACCGGCCGCTCGAAATTATCCGCTGCCAGCGGGAAGGCGTTTCCCAGCTGGTCGCCTACGGGCGCCGCTTCGTGAAGCGCTACGGCAACGGCAAGACACCGCTGATCGTGATCGACCATATTGGCAAGGTGAAGCCGCGCGATCCGAAGCTTTCGGCCGACCGCATCTCGGGTGACGTGACGGTAGAGCTCAAATCCTTCGCCGATGAAACCTCGTCTGCGGTCATGATCCTGAACCAGCGCAATAGCGAGGGGACTAAGCGGGACAACCCGCGGCCGATCGCTCGAGACCTATATGGTGGGGAAGGGGCCAAGGCCGACTATGACGCGATCCTGTGGCTTTACCGACCGGAGAAATACCGCGAGGAGCGCGCCGCGATAGCCGCCTCCGATCAAGATTGGAAGCGCATCAACAAGGTCTTCGGCGCCGAGGAGCAGTGGAAGGACATTGCAGAGGTCGGAGTCGTAAAGTCACGCTTCGGTGACCCTTCCTTGCGCGAGGAGCTAAAGTTCGAGGCACTTTACACCCGGTATGTCTCCCGCCGGCACCAGGAACGGGAGTTGTTCTGATGACCATCTGCCCCAACTGCGGCTACCAGCACTCGACATCGCCATACGCGCCGGAACTCGCATGCGTAAAGCTAAGCGCGCTTCAGCGCTCAGTCCTGTTGCGGCTGATGGAAGCCAAGGGCGCTTTGGTCTCGAACGACCAGATCGTGGACTCTGTCTATCGAGACCACCCGGACGGCGGCCCGGAGAGCGCAAGGAACTGTGTGCAGTCGAGCCTGACGCACATCCGCAAGAAGATAGAGCCGCTCGGGTGGGAAATCACATGGGAGCGGTTTCTCGGCTATCGGCTGGTGAGGAAAGCAGGATGATGTACGGTTCCGTCTGTTCTGGCATCGAGGCGGCAACGCATGCTTGGCATCCGCTCGGCTGGTCACCGGCCTTCTTCAGCGAGATCGAGAAATTCCCCTCCGCCGTGCTTGCGCACCACTACGGCAGCAACATGCCAGGGGAGGAGCCGTCATCGAACGGCGTCCCCAACCTTGGCGACATGACCAAATTCGAGGAGTGGCCAGACTATGCAATTGACCTTCTTGTCGGAGGAACGCCCTGCCAATCCTTCTCGGTCGCCGGCCTCCGCAAGGGACTGGATGACCCGCGTGGCAACCTCATGCTCACCTTTGGTGCCATTGCTCAACGATATCGCCCCTCGTGGGTGGTCTGGGAAAACGTCCCCGGCGTCCTTTCGGACGATGGAGGACGAGGATTTGCAAGCCTTCTGGGATTGCTCTCCGGGAGAAGGGTTGAAGTCCCTCACGATGGATGGCGGAATGCGGGAGTTGTCCCAGGCTACCAAGGCGCATACGGCCTCGCATGGCGAGTGCTTGACGCTCAATATATCCGAGTGGACGGATTTGGGCGGGCTGTCCCTCAGAGACGACGGCGTGTGTTCGTTGTCGGATATCTTGGAGACTGGCGACGTGCCGCAGCGGTATTACTTGAGCGCGAAGGCATGCGCGGGGATTCTCCGCCGCGCCGAGAAGCGGGGAAAGACGTTGCCCCCACAATTAGCTCGCGCCCTACAGGCGGTGGCGGACTCGGAACCGATTTCGACCTCGACGGCGGACTGTTGCCTTTCGGTGGCAACAACACAAGAGGCCCAATTGACGTAGCTACAGCAGTAAACGCTCATGGTGGTCCGGCTGGGAGGATGGATTTCGAGAGTGAGACCTTCGTCGCACACAGCCTGCGAGGCGAAGGATTCGACGCCAGTGAGGACGGCACGGGGCGGGGAACGCCTATAGTGCCAATCGATATGCGCCAAGCCAGCCGCGGTGAGAAGATCACGAATGTTCGATCGTCTGGCTCTGGTGGAGCGCCAGGAGTCGGTGTCGGCGAAATAGGCGATCCTGCATTCACCGTTAGTGAGCGCGGGCAGGCTGTCGCCTATCCTATGACACTCGCCATCCGTGGCCGCAATGGCGAGCCTGATCTCGAATGGCGACAGGACGGCACGGCCAATGCTGTTCTCACGCCGAACGGTGGCCGCGCTGGAATAGGCGTTGGGGCGATCGCCATTCAGGCTGGAGCGCTGCGAGAGAACCCGGAGAGCGGCCCTGATGGCGTCGGCGTTCAAGAGGGTATCGCCTACACTTTGGAGGCAAGACAGGAAGTCCAAGCGATTCAATCAGCGTGGGCAGTCCGCCGTCTTACGCCGACAGAGTGCCACCGCCTACAGGGCTTCAGGGACGGCTTCTGCAACATCCCTTGGCGCGGCAAGCCTGAATCCCCCGATGGCCCTCAGTACAAAGCCTTGGGGAATTCTATGGCCGTCAACGTTATGCGTTGGATAGGGCGGCGGATTCAGATGGTCGAGGAGATCATGGCCGAAAGGGATGACGCAGCATGAACACCTCCCACGCATTCTCCCAATGGAACGGCTCGGGCTATGTCGCGATCTACTCACCTTACTGGACGACCGCCCAAATGAAGGTCACAGACGAGCGCGGGCAGGTCCGGGTGTTCCATGACCGCTGGCAAGCGGAAAGCTTCGCCTGGCGTCGCTTATATGAAGCAGAGCAGCGGATAGAAGCCATCCGGCTCTCTCCTGGACAAGTGAAACTGCCAGCACAGCCGCGGAGCAAGAGCGGCAAGCGCGCCTTTGTCGAAATGAAGCTCCGGAAGGCGCTGAAGGAGATCGCCGGATGATCCAGGTGAAGGCCACCCAATACGCCAACACATCTGAGATGCGCGCCGCCTATGCCGAGCGGTGGATCAGACTGCGCGGGAAACGCGGTAATACTATCATTCTAACTATTACTCCGCCTGCGCCGCCGCCTCTATGGAAAACAGAATCGGTCTCGTTCTCAGCCCATGTCGATGATTGGTATCGGCACAATATCGAATTTGGCACTCGGCCTGCCGCCTACATGAGAAAGCGCGCGCCAGAGCTCGGCGTGACCTATGACCTGATCATCGCCAATTCCAGGTGCAAGAAATCGGTATGGCAGGCTCGCCAGCAATTGATTGTCGAGGTGAGAGAGAACTTCCCGCGGCTCAGTCTCCCGCAATTGGGCCGTCTGTTCCACCGCGATCATTCGACCATCCTATACACGCTGCGAAAGATGGAAGCGGCGAAGGCGGCGGCTGAATGATTGATTGTCCCGAGGCCATGGCAATCCTGACTGAATTCGGGGTGGAAGTAATCCCCTCGAGCGGCCATCCGCGCCCGGGGCAGACGAAAGCGGTGCGCAGCCTACAGAAGATCGTCAACCATCGCGGCTTTGAGCACGCTCGGTTCATCATCCTCACATGGAAAGAAACGAATGTCAGGAAGACGGTGCTCGACGCCCCGACGATGTGGGCGCTCTCAGACACCATAAAGGCCGTGGAGAGGAATTTCCCCGATCTGCTACCCGGTGATCCGGAACGGTGGTTTAAGTTCGTGGACGGGCTTCCTATCGCCTGGCTTCAGGATTGGGCGCGTGACCTCGACGGGATCATTCCGCGTCGCTGCGCAATGGCCGGCCAAATGTACGAGCGGGTGAAGCGTGTTTTTGGTATTGATCAGGGCGACTTGTTGGATGATCGCCGCAGGAGAGCAGGATGACAGCCGAGGAAGTGCAAGAACTCTTCATTCAAGCTGCCGAGATTGATCGGCGCCTGCCCATTTCGGCAGGGCCAAGCAAGGCAAAATCCATGTCGCTCCCCTATGTTCACGATTGGGCCGACATCAACGGGTGGGATTCCGAAGACAAGAAGGCGCGGGAATGGGCATGGCTCGATCCCGACCAGCAGAAAATCAGGCCAGATCAAGTCACCCTATGGGAACGGGCTAATACCCTCGTCGGTTTGGTCGAGAACGATAGCCAGCGGCGATGCCTGCTCAATTGGGCAATCGCCAAAGCGGGCGGGGTGCCGTTCTCTGTCTGGTGCAGGAAGGACGAAAGAATTCACGAAGAAACAGGCCGTAGACGCAAGGATCGTGCAATCTTTTCGATTTTGAAGAAAAATATTAGCGTAAACGGCAATTCTACTCACGTTTCAACCTTCGAGAGCCTGTTGCCAACTGCGGCCGAAATCGGCGATATTTGCGTCAACATCGAAGAGCCGCGCACATCTTGGGCCTCTCCTGAAAATCTGACATTCGGCTGTGATTTCGATACAGACCTTGGCAATTTTGATTGGGCCGAGACGCAGAACAAACGCCGCCGGCAGCGAGAAGAGAAGCGCCGCAAGGCTGCGGCATAGGAAAACAGTTTCGCCCTCATGGGCAAAGCAGATACGCCGGAATAGCTCAGTTGGAAGAGCGCTTTCCTTGTAAGCAAGATGTCGTCGGTTCGAATCCGGCTTCCGGCTCCAACATGCGAGTGTAGCTCACGTGGGAGAGCGCCAGTTTAAATGCACTGGAGGGTTTTGGCTTGGCCAGCCAGTTGGGGTTCGACTCCCCGCCTCGCGCCTATCCACAGCCCGGCACTCGCAAGGTGTCGGGCTTTTCATTTCACCAGCGGGTGACGCCATGAACTCCACGCATTGGCTGGCAAGGATGGTAGCCTACGGTGAACGTCTCAGGCGCATCGAGAAAGATCGAGCGCTTGTCCGCATCCGCTGCGCATGGCCACGGTTCAGGATGAGGGTGGGATGAACACCTCCGAATGGCAAGCATTCAAGCAAGGCTTTATCGCTGGCTTCTGTTCGCCGATCATCTTGCTCAAAAGCCTTTTTGATCGAGCGATAGAAGGCGCTGGCCGGATATGAGCCCGAGCCGAGACCCTCGTTTCGAAGCCATGCTCGTCAAGCTAATGGCCTACTGCAAGGCAAACAACGTCACGGCCCACACATACATTCGAGGGCCGGTGCTGGTCTTCAAGAAGAAGGTGCGGCGATGATAAAGATACTAATCGCCCAGATCAGAGCCGATGGCTTCATTCCTGTTATCGTCCTGTGGCTGGTGATTATCCCAGCAATCATTGCAGCATGGCCAGCCCACGCCGCCACTCACCCTGACAAGCCAGTACAGGAAACATCTCCTGTCGCCACAAAGCAGTCCTGTGCGAGATATGTCGTCGCCTCGGTCGTCTACGTCGGCAAGGACGGAAAGCTGCATACGGCGATCGTCATGGCGCCAGCGTGCGGTAACTGAGGAGAATTGCCATGCAATCGATCCTGATCTCAGTGGTGATCATCCTGCTCGTCGCCGGGCTGCTGATTCTGCTGGTGCGCAAGGCAAGCTTCCTTGATGGCGATCTCCGCGAGTGGGGCGTCTATGCGATCTCGGCTATCGCCATCGTGCTGGTCGTGCTGAAGCTGATCGTCCTCATAGGCGTTTGAAATTAATCAAACCGGAAATCAAATCATGCGCGGTGGCAGTCGGAAGGGTGCAGGGCGCCCCAGAGGGGCCGCTACAAAGAAAACCAGGGCGATCGCGGACAAAGCATCACGGGACGGCCTGACGCCGCTGGAGGTCATGCTGAAGGCAATGCGCAAGCATGCGGAAGAGAAGGATTGGGATGCCGCTGCATCGATCGCCAAGGACGCCGCCCCTTACATGCACGCAAAGCTCGCATCTGTTCAGCACAGCGGCCCCAAAGGTGGCCCGATGCAGATGCAGACCGTCGACCTGACCAACGCTTCGGATGAGCACCTTGCAGCACTCAAAGCTATCTTCGGTCCTCTTGCCGGTGGACCCAGCGGCGATGATGAAGGCGATCCTAGCGGAGGAAGCGAAGAGAGCGGCTGACCGCGAGCGCGAGCGCATTGCCAAAGATGCCGAGCGCATCCGGGCGAAGTGCAAGACGCTTTCCGGGTTCATGAAAGAGGCGTGGCGCGTTCTCGAGCCGAGGGCCACTCTTGTATGGAACTGGCACCTTGACGCGATATGCGAGCACCTGGAGGCGGTTACAGCAGGCAAGATAAACCGGCTGCTGATGAACGTTCCACCTGGATCATCGAAGTCGCTGACGACGTCTGTGATCTGGCCGGCTTGGGAATGGACGTTCCCGCATCTGCGATCGATGCGATATCTGACCACGGCCTTCAACGACGGCCCGGTGACGCGCGACACTCGCAAGTGCCGTGATCTGATCAGGTCGGAATGGTATCAATCGCTCTGGCCCGAGGTCAGGCTTATCCGCGCAGGTGAGACGAGCTTCGCCAATGCAGACACGGGGACGCGTGAGGGCGTCGCCTTCGGGTCTCTGACGTCACAACGTGGTGACAGGCTGATAATCGACGATCCGCATTCGACGGAAACAGCGGAATCAGCGGCAGAGCGGCAGGCGACAACGCGCAAATTTCGTGAGGGCGCCACAGACCGCATCAACGATCTGGAGAAATCTGCAATCGTCGTGATCATGCAGCGGCTGCACGAAGATGACGTCTCGGGCACGATCCTCAAGATGGGCATGGGCTATACGCATCTCATGCTCCCGATGGAGTTCGAGCCGGAGCGTGCCAAGATCAACGCGCTCGGGTTTGCCGATCCGCGGAATCATGATGGCGATCTGCTCGACCCGGTTCGATTCCCGCGTGCGGCCGTGGACGCAATGAAGCGAGACAAGGGCGATTACGCCTATGCCGGTCAATACCAGCAGCGGCCGGTTCCCCGCGAAGGCGGCATGTTCAAGCGGGAATGGTTCGCCGGCAAGATCATTCGGCAGGCGCCAACAGGAACGGTTTGGGTGAGGCATTGGGACTTGGCCGCCACAAAGAAGATCACCGCCGCGAGAACAGCAGGTGTGAAGCTTGGGCGCGCTCCAGATGGCTCCTTTATCGTCGGGCATGTCGTCAAGACGCAAGACGAAGGGCAAAAGGTGCGCGCTTTGATCAGAGGCACCGCCGAGCTCGACGGTAAAGACGTGGAGATCAGCCTTCCGCAAGATCCTGGCCAAGCAGGCAAGGTGCAGGCGCAGGACATGGTTTCGATGCTGGCCGGCTGGAAGGTCAAAGCAGAGCCGGAAACCGGCGACAAGGTCACGAGAGCGGAACCGTTCTCCAGCCAATGCGAGGCCGGCAACGTCTATCTCGTTCAGGGCGAGTGGAATGAGGATTACCTTGATGAGCTTTGCCTATTCCCTGGCGGATCGTTCAAGGACCAGGTCGACGCGTCTTCCGGCGCCTTTGGACGCCTTCTCAAGCCCCAATCACTGCCGGCTCTATTCGGGACATATGGTAACCGCTGATGACTGAAAAGAAGCCGAACGACGTCAGTTCCGATTATGAGGCGATGGCCCCATATTGGAAGATGGTCGCGACGATCCTTGGCGGCGCCGACGCAATGCGGGCAGCTGGCCCGGCCTATCTGCCGAAGTTCGCGAATGAGACTGACGCCGATTACGATTTCCGCCGGAAGAATGGCAAGTTCACCAACATTTTCCGGGACATCGTAGAGAACCTAGCCGCGAAGCCGTTCTCGAAGGAAGTGACGCTTGGCGACACCACGCCAGACCGGATAAAGACGCTCGCGGAGGATATTTCAGGGCAGGGCGATCATATCCACGTGTTCGCTGCCAACTGCTTCTTCCGTGGCATCGCCTATGCGATCGACTGGATCCTGATTGATTACACGAAGAATGTGCCGCCGAACGCGACGCAGGCCGATGAGCAGCGGATCGGTGCCCGGCCGTATTGGGTGCCAGTGCCGTGCGGCAATTTGCTGGCCATCTATTCCGAGATGATCGGCGGCGTGGAAGTCTTCGTGCATGCACGCATCAAGGAAGACACGACAGAGCGTGATGGCTATGGCGAGAAGACTGTCGAGCGCGTCCGGATCCTGAACCGCGTCGTGACATATGACGGCAACGGCGAGGCAATCAGCGCGGCACCGGCAACATGGCAGGTTCTGGAGAAGGTCGATGCTGTCGGGAGTGTCGCCGAACGCTGGATAGAGAAGGGTGCGGGGCTGCTCTCGATCGGCATAATCCCATTGGTGCCGTTCATCACTGGTCGCCGGCTTGGGCATTCCTGGCGTCTGACACCTCCGCTAAAGGACGCTGCCTTCCTGCAGATCGAGCACTACCAGCAGGAAAGCGGCCTGAAATATGCCAAGGAACTGACGTGCTTCCCGATGCTCGCTGGCAATGGCGTCACGCCGCAGATGGGCGCAGATGGCAAGCCTGTACCGGTTCCTGTCGGCCCCAAATCAGTTCTCTATGCGCCTGCCAGCAGTGAGGGCCGGCCCGGGCAATGGACATTCATCGAGCCGTCGGCTGAATCCTTGAAGTTCCTGGCCGACGATATCAAGCAGACCGAGCAGCAGCTTCGCGAGCTTGGCCGCCAACCGCTGACAGCGCAGACCGGCAACCTGACTGTGGTCACGACCGCCTTTGCGGCGCAGAAGGGCAACAGCGCGATCCAGGCTTGGGCGCTCAATCTTCGCGACGCTCTGGAAAACGCGATGAAGATCACAGCCATGTGGCTCCGGGAGACCGTTGAGCCGGAAGTGCTGGTGCATGACGATTTTGATCTTGATCCGAACGATGAGAAGGGGCCGGACACGCTGCTGAAGATGCGCGAAGACGGCGATCTGTCTCAACGCACGCTCTGGGCCGAGATGCGCCGACGCAATATCCTGTCGCCCGAGTTCGATGCGGACGATGAAGAGCAAGCGATCATCGATGAGATGCCATCCGAACCATCAGATGAAGAACTGGCCGCAAGCTTGACGGGCGGAGCGCCGCAGCCGCAACAGACACCCCCGCAGCCGAAGGCCGCGTAATCCCACAGATTTGACCGCCAGTGCGGTTTCCAACGTCGCCGACATCATCCCGGCGGCGCGATACCTCATGCCCGCGAGCGGATGCGGACGGGCGAACGGAGCGGATGCTCCATAGCAACGGGTGGATGCCCGAGAAAGACCAGCCATGAAACTCAAACTCTTCACCGCAGCCGATGGCAAGCAATACGCCGAAATCCAGGACGGCAAGCCCGTCTATACAACGGATGACGGCAAGGAAGTCGCATTCGATGCTCCCGGCACCGCAGCGACGATTTCGCGCCTGAATGCCGAAGCCAAAACACACCGCGAAGGCAAGGAGGTCGCTGAGGCCGCATTGAAGGCCTTCGAAGGTCTCGATGCAGCCGCAGCAAAGGACGCGATTTCCAAGCTCAAGACGATCGATGACAAGAAGTTGATCGATGCTGGCGAGGTGGAGAAGGTTAAGGCCGAAGCCATCAAGGCGATCGAGGAGAAATATGCTCCCGTCCTGAAGGAGCGTGACGACCTGAAGACGCTGCTCGACAACGAGATGATCGGCGGGTCATTCGCCCGGTCAAAGTTCGCCGCAGAGAAACTCGCTATCCCGGCCGACTTCGTCCAAAGCCGATTCGAGAAGAACTTCAAGCGTGAGGACGGCAAGGTTGTTGGACACGATCAGGCCGGCAACAAGATCTATTCCAAGGCTCGTCCCGGTGAACTGGCTGACTTCGACGAAGCGCTTGAGATCCTTGTCGACGCCTACCCGCAAAAGGCCAGCATCCTCAAGGGCAATGGTCATTCTGGCGGCGGCGGCAAGCCTGGCAACGAGAGCGCCACCGCCGGTGCCAAGACAATGACGCGCGCGGAATTTGATGCCCTTGGGCCTGTCGAGCGCAACACGAAGATGGCTGCCGGTTTCACCGTCACCGACTGATTTCATCGCCTCCACGGCGATCCTTTTGCCGAACCCGGATGGGGGCGGCGCTCCGGGCCGGATAGCCCACTCCTGAAAACCCCCATCGTGAACCTCTGAAAGGAACGCTGTTATGGCGAATACCATTACCGCTGTGCTGCCCTCGCTGTATGCGGGGCTGCGGCAGGTCTCTCGCGAACTCGTCGGCTTCATCCCGAACGTGCAGCGCGACATCACCCTCGAACGCGCTGCCGTCGGGCAGACCGTCAACGTGCCGATCGTACCGGCTGCCACCGGCGGCAACATCACCCCGGCGTCTATCCCCCCGGATGATGGCGACCAAGCGATGACGACTTTGCCGATCCAGATCAGCAAGTCCAAATATTCGCCCGTGCGTTGGAACGGCGAAGAACAGCTTTCCCTTGGCCCCGATGGCGTCATGTACAACATGCTGCTCGCTATGCAGTTCGCTGAATCCATGCGCTGGCTGGTCAACCAGATCGAAGTTGACCTTGCCGTGCAGGGCGCAACGGCTGCCTCTCGTGCCTATGGCACCGCTGGCACGACGCCGTTCGGCACCGCTGGCGACCTGACTGACCTCGCCGGTCCGAATAAGATCTTGGATGAAAACGGCGCCCCGCAGAGCGGCCGCACCATGATCGTCAACTCGGCTTCGCGCTTCAACTTGGAAGGCAAGCAGTCCGTGCTATTCAAGGCGAATGAAGCTGGCACTGATGGTCTGCTCCGCCGTCGTGAGATGCTGGATCTCCAGGGCTTCGGCATGGGCTTCTCTGCCGGCCTGAAGACCGTCACCAAGGGCACGGGCTCAGGCTACCTCGTCAACAACGCCGCAGGCTACCCCATCGGTTCGACCACGATTGCGGTTGATACCGGCACCGGCACGATCCTGGCCGGCGACGTGGTCACCTTCGCAGGCGACAGCAACAAGTATGTGGTCAAGACCGCTCTGGCGTCCAACCAGATCGTGCTGCAAGGCCCTGGTCTGTTGGCCTCGGCCGCGGACAACACCGCGATCACAGTCGGCGGCAATTACACGCCTAACATTGCCTTCAGTTCTGACGGCCTCGTGCTCGCCGCCCGTGCGCCGGCACTCCCCAAGGAAGGTGACTCCGCGGCAGACCGCATGACGATAACCGATACCGTCTCCGGCCTGAACTTCGAAGTCTCCCTCTACAAGGAATACCGTCGCGCTCGCTACGAGGTCGCGATGGCCTGGGGCACGGGCGCGCCGAACCCGGAGCATATCGCTCTGCTGCTCGGCTGATCGGAATAAGGGGCGGGAAACATCGCCGTCGGGCTTCGGTCCGGCGGCTCTCTCACCACCAAGGAAAGGATCATCGCCATGGGCGACATCGAAACCGTCAAGGTAAAGCACCCGACCAGGGGCTATGCGATCATCAACAAGTCCGACTATGACCCGAACGAGCACAAGCTCTACGACAAGGAGAGCAAGGCCGCTGTTGCCGGCGACGACGGTCTGACCGATGAAGAGCGCGACATGCTCGCGAAGCTCGAAGCAAAGCGTAAGGTCGACGCGAACCGTGGCGTGACCAAGACTGACCCGGTGCCGGCAGACGCGGCCGACAAGAACCCGAGCGGCACTTATTCGACCCCGACGCCGACTGATATCCGGTTCCCGGACAAGCAGGCTACCGAGTTCGAGAACAACATGGGCGCCTTCGTCGGCAAGTCTGCCGCCGACCTTCGGGCCGAACGCGGGCTTCCGGATGCACCTGGCGGAATCAAGCCCGTCGAAATCCCCCCGGATTGGGAAAGCATGCATTGGAAGCAGCAGGTCAACCTTGCCCAGGAGATCAGCGGGCAAACCGATCTTGATGCGGCCAAGGCCCGCGAGATCATCGCCACCGCGGTCGAAAGCAAGCCGGCTTCCTGAAGCAATAGCACTACACCGCCCGCCGGCACCGATCGGCGGGCTTCCTTCCCCGCGAAATTGAGAGAGCGTCATGGCCGACATCATCAGAGCCGGATTGCCGGAAACATTCACGCTCGCCAAAGGTGACGTGCTGAGGGTAACTGCTGACGCCAACTCGAATGGCAAGGTTTGGATCGCCCAAGGTCACGGGTTGCTTCAGGACGCCGCTTCCCGCGTGATTGCAGCATCGTCCTCAGTCCTGATCGGGCCGTACAGTTTTGCCAAGCGGATCATGGCGGAGTGCTATGCAGGCACGCTGACATGCACCCTCAATGCTGACCTAGTGACTGCTGCAGACGGCGCGGCCCAGAGGAACCCGAACCATTTTGTCGGCAATGGCGACAGCCGCATGTCGACCATGTTCAACGATACCCCACAATATCAGTTCACCTCGACCCATTTCTTCAATCAGGCCAATGTCCGCATGGGCCAGCGGATGAAGATGGTACTCAACTGCGCGACTGCAGGCTTCCGGTCGGATCAGTATCTGACCCAAGCGAACATCAACCAGATGATTGCGACCGACGCGCTTTGGGCAATTATTTTCGGCGTTGTCAACGACATCGCCAACAACACCGCCAGCGATCCGTTCACAAACGTTATCCAGCCCGCATGCGAGCAGCTCTTGGCCGCCGGCATGAATGTCATTCTCGTTACCGAACCTGGGCAGACGGGCGTGGCGGGCAGCGCGAATGCGCGCGCAGCGTTCCAACGGTACAATTCGCAGATCAACGCGTACGCGGGCCGCTCGCGCGCCAAGGGCAAGGTGGTGGTCTTTGATCTCGCCTCTGTGGTTCTCGACCTCACCACGACGACGATTGCTTTCAAGGCCGGTTTTTCCGCCGATGGTACGCATTTCCTAGTCAATGCCGCGGTGCCGCTTGGCCGTGCCTTCGCTACCCTGATGACCCCGCTCGTGCCAGCGCTCCCGACGCGCAAGGTGTTCGGCGGCGAGACGCCCGCGCTCGGCAAGCAACTATTCAGCAATCCGGGTTTCCTGACGCAGACTGGCGGCTCCATTGGCAGCTGGACAGGCCCAGGCCCGGCTGGCATTACAAGTGCTCCATTGGACACCGGCATTTCTGGCTCAATGACCACGCCAGCGAATGCCGATGGGACACGAGACTTGGCGTTGTCAATTTCGGCAGGCCAAGCCGGTCGCGCCCGCGTGTTCATGGACATTGCGGCTGGCAATGACAGTCCCGGTGACATTCTTGATTGCTATATCGAGGCGACAATCACCAGCGCCACGAACTTGGTCGCGGCAGAATTCTTCGCCGAATACAATCAGACAACGTTCAATCCCAATAGCGTCGACTATATCGACCTAGTCGGCGCGACCTCTGGCATTGGAACGGCTGGGCCGGGTGACATCACCGAAACCCTGAACTTCTACATGCCGGTGATCATTCAGCCGGGCACCCGTGGGTATCTCTCGTTCCATCTCGATCACTATTTCTCCGGCATTGGATCGGCGACGATCAACTGGCGGCATTTCGCGATCGACAAGCGGCAGCTCTGAGCGATGAGCAATGTCGTTGGCTTCACCGGGATCACGAAACTTCCGCTGAATCCTGATCGGCTGCTTGAGGCGGCCGTTGGGCAGCTTGAACGAGTTCTGATCATCGGCATCGACAAGGAAGGCGCTGAATATTTCGCATCCTCTGAGCCCGATGGCGGCACCGCGATCTGGGACATGGAACGCGCCAAGCTGAAGCTTCTTCGGTTGGCCGATGAGGAACCCTGAACATGAGCCTTGTGGTTGAAGACGGCACGGGCCTCTCTAATGCCGACGCCCTGATCTCGGTCGCCTTCGCGGACAGTTATCACACCGCCAATGGCAACTCGACGTGGACAGGCGATGACAGCCTGAAGGAACAGGCCATCCGCCGGGCTACCGCCTTCATCAGCAGCGGCTATGCATGGGCGGGCTATCGCACCAGGGGCCGGAAGCAATCGCTTGCATGGCCTCGCGCTGGCGTCGTTGATCGTGAAGGATATGCCATCCTGATCGATGAAATCCCGGTTGAGGTGAAAAACGCCGTTGCCGAGATCGCCCTTCGGGAACTGGTCTCGCCCGGCGCCATGAACCCGGATTTCATTGCCGCAAGCGTCGTGAAGCGCGAGCAGGTCGGTTCGCTGTCTGTCGAATATGCGAATTCGTTCATTTCGGCAGAGTCGCAGCGTCCTGTCCTGATGGCCGTGGCTGACATGATCAGTCAGTTCCTTTGTGGCGGCGGGAGCAGTTCGCTTGTCGGTGAGGCATATCGGGTATGAGCAATGTCACCAGTTTGTTCGGTGAACGCCCGCCTCAGCTTGGCGAGCCGAACGAAGGCCTGATCCGCGCGCTTAGAGACATGCTTGCAATGGCCGAGTCCGGTCGGCTTCAAAGCATGATTGCCACGGGCTTCACACAGGAAGGAAATCGGTTGGCGCTTTGGTGCGACATCCACCCCAATGTGTATGAAATGCTGGGCGCTATCGCATGGCTTCAGCACGAGTATGTTCATCGGCGTACGGACGCGCTCCAATGACCAGCTTCGACTATGCGCGATCCCGCGCCACGGCGGAACGGTTGATTGCGAAGTTCGGCATGGCCGGAGCGATCCGCCGCAAGACTTCCACCGGACCGGCCTACGATCCGTCATTCACGACGACAGACTATCTCTGCAAGCTGGTCGTCCTCAATTACGAGGATAGCAAGATCGACGGATCGCTTATTCGGCGGACCGACAAGATGATCTATCTGTCAACCGAAGGGCTTTCGATCACGCCCACAGAGGCGGATAGCATCGTGGCCGAAACCGCCTACCAGATCATCAACATCAAACCTCTCTCACCGGCCGGAACGGTCGTCTTCTGGGAAATTCAAGCAAGGAGCTGATCCATGACGGTCGCAAGCGCAGAACTCTCCATCGGCTTCAAAGCCTCGCTCAACAGCGGCAACAACTCGTTCGGAAGCACCTATTGGAACGGCGCGATGTCGCTCGTCCAGGCATTCTCGGGCGGCACGACGGCCAACAAGTTCGATCAGCTGTATATGGCCGAGCGGACGGTCAACGCGAGCACGAACGATGACCTCGATCTGTCGGGCGTGCTCACGGACATCTTCGGCGCCACCATCACGTCTGTCGAACTCGTCGGCATTGTCCTCATCAATGCACCGAAGGCTGGCAGCCCGGCAAACGTCTCCAATCTGACGCTCGGCGGCGGCAGCAATCCGGTTGTCGGCTTCCTCGGCGGCACCACGCCGACGGTTGGACCAATCAAGCCGGGCGGCTGCTTCGTCCTCATGAACCCGGATGCCACGGGGCTGGCGACGATCACTGCTGGCACGGGAGACATCCTCCGCATTGCCAACGGCTCCGGTGGCCCGGCCACCTATCAAATCGCACTCTTGATGCGTTCGGCCTGATGTCGCCGATTGACGATCTCCTGGCGACCTTCGAGCCCGAGGTTGCCAAGGCCTTTCGCGATGCCATCCAAGGCATTCGCGATGCGGTGATCCTGAAGGTGTTTGTCGATCGTCTGGAGAAGCAGGACATCAACGGTGCCATCGCCGCGCTGCAGCTTGATCCGGAGGCGTTCGCGGCTCTGGAGCAGGTCATAGCCCAAGCCTACAATGCCGGCGGCGTGGCAGCGGTCGGTGAACTGCCCAGTGTCAGAGACCCGAACGGAAATCGGGTGATATGGCGCTTCGGCGTGCGGAATACCGAAGGCGAGCGCCAACTGTCCCAACATTCTGCCGATCTCGTCGTCGGGATCACGAATGACCAGAAGGACGGCTTGCGTACTGTTCTCTCTCAAGGACTGGCTGCCGGACGGAACCCGACATCAACCGCGCTCGACATCGTCGGCCGCGTCAATCCAGTCACGAAGCGGAGGGAAGGCGGCCTGCTCGGGCTCACCGGTAACCAGATGGACTTTGTCGAGCGAGCACGGGCGAACCTGCTCTCCGGCGATCCGGCAGCGATGAAGCAGTATCTCGGGCTCCAGACAAGGGACAAGCGTTTCGACGCCACGGTCAATGCCGCCATTCGCGACGGTAAGACTCTGCCTCAGGACACCGTCACCAAGATCATCGGCCGGCTGACGGACAACAATCTCAAGCTTCGCGCTGAAATGCTGTCGCGGACTGAAACCATGACCGCGCTGGGCACCGCGCGCGAGAGCGCCATGCGGCAACAGATAGCCGCTGGAAAGGTTGCGGCGCAGGATGTCACCAAGCGGTGGCGGTCGGCTGGAGACCATCGGGTGAGGCATACGCACCGCATCTTGAACGGCCAGAAGGTCGGCATTGATGCGGTATTCGTCAGCCCGTCCGGCGCACATCTCAGGTATCCCGGCGATCCGAATGCGCCAGCTGCCGAGATCATCGGTTGCCGGTGCTGGCTAGACTATAAGGTCGACTATTTCGCCTCTGTGGTCTCGCGGTTCAAGGCGGAGGCCATCTGATGGCCAGCCAGTCCTTTGCGGGCCAGATCGCTGAATGGGCAAAGAATGTCAAGGGCGCGACCGAAGCCATATTCAAGGAATCCGCACAGGAAGTCGTCTCGGTAATGCAGGAGCCAGGGCCTTCGGCGGCGACCACCAAGAAGGCAATTGCGATCGGCGCTGGGCTCGGAAAGATCAAGGCTGACGGTTCGCGCGGCAACAGCAAGAAGGCGTTCGGCCCGGTGCATTCCGGCGGCTCTGGAAACATTCCAGTGGATACCGGCTTTCTTCGCGCTTCCCTGCTGGCATCGACATCATCCATGCCGCTGATCGAAGCGTCGGCTCATCCTGAAGAGGGCAAGAGTTACGCCTACAACGAGGGTGAGATCGAAGCGGTGATCTCGGGTGCTGAGATCGGCGAGACGCTCTATTTCGGCTATACGGCCGCTTACGCGCGCGCCGCTGAATATGGCTACAAGAGCCGCGCCCCAAGGCGTTTCGTTGCCCTTGCCGCTCAGCGCTGGCAAGAAATCGTTGATCAGAAGGCATCCGAGCTTAAGGGGCGTCTGGGGCTTTGATGGCCCTGTTCACGTCGCTCTCTGCCTCCATCGCGGCGACCAAGCCTAATTGAAGTATGGCGAGCGCACGGCGAGCGGCCTGGATAGAAGTGTTGCCACGGGCTGTCTCTCCCGCCTCTGTCCCGAGAGCGAGCCACGCGGCATGAAGGCGGTCATGGACCTGGTTATCGCTGAGGGGCGGTTTTTCTGACATCGAAAGAAGGAATATCGACCATGCGGTTCTCTGTAAACAAGCAAGACGCCGGCTATCAGGTCTTTCAGGGGCTCCGGAGTGCCGGAGTGCTCGTGGATACATTCGTGGATGGTGAGCCGGTCTATGACGTATTCGAAGCCGACGACCTGCAGAACTTCGTTCGGCACTATGTCCGCGATGACAAAGGCGCGCTGAAAAAGGACGGTGATAGCTACGTCGAGGAGACGATCCGCGGCAAGGTCGAGATCCGCATTTCGCCAAAGCCCGAACCGGTCACCGAGCCAGAGCAGGAAGAGGAAAAGCAACCCGCGGCGGAACCGGAGCCACAGCCACAGCCCGAGCTGGCCGCAGCCGTCGAGCAGGAAGAGCAGCCGGTAGAGGCCGATGTCGACGGAAAGTGACATCCTCGCCGCGCTTATGGACCGGCTTGGGCTATTGGTTCTGACGCCGCCGCTGCCGGTAGCATACCCGGGCATCGATTTCACCGCCGGCCCGAACTATCTCAGGGCCGATTTCCTGCCAAACCAGACGCGACAGGTCACCATCGGCGATGATCCGCAGCAGAAACGCGGCTTGCTTCAGGTGACGGTCGTGTGGGTGTCAGGCGAGGGGCTGATCAAGCCCCTGAACGCCGCCGGCGCCGTCATCAACCATTTCAAGAACCTGGTCCTCTGGGCCGGCGCAACGCGGATCACTGTTGACCGCGAACCATGGGCCGCAAGCCCGATACAGGAAGCCGATCGGGTGTCGATCCCCATAACGATACCCTGGCATGCATTCGAACCGGAGGTTTAAGACATGACCAATAAGACGACGAAAAAGGGCAGCAAGATCTATGTCTGCTCGACCGCGCAGGACAGCGACCTTGTACAGGCGGGCTATGAGGCCCTGACCTGGGTTCAGGTCGGCAAGGTGGGCAAGATCGGCGATTTCGGCGCCACCGCCAACGACGTCACCTACAATACCCTTGATGAACCGGTTACCACCCACCAAAAGGGCGTTGCCGATGCTGGCGCTCCCGATCTGGAAGTCGCCTCAATCTATGACGACCCGGGCCAGATCATCTTGCGCACCTTCGCCGATCCGCTCAACCAGCATAACATGGCGATCAAGATCGAGCGCAACGATAAGCCGTCAGGCTATTCGACAAACACCATCATCTACAGCCGCGGCGTGGTTTCCGGGCTAATGTATCCGGGCGGTGGATCGGATGAATTCGATCTGGAGAAGTTTACGCTTCGCCTCAACCAAGTCCCGATCCGCGTCAATCCCCAGCCGTAAGGTGAGCCATGGAATTCCTCGAACAGTTCAAACCGGTCACATCGAAGCTCGAACTCAAGGGCGCCGACGGCAAACCGTCCGGCGTCACGCTCGAGCTGCAGGCGATCGACAGCGACCCGGTCAAGGCCGTGCTCCGCGAAATCCAGTCCGAGAATGCGGAGCTCGGTCCGGACTCCTACACGCCTGAACGTCAGGAGGAGAACACGCGCCGACAGTATTCGGCGACAATCGTCTCCTGGACGTGGGCCAAGGGGCTGACGCTCAACGGCAAGGAAAACCCCGAGTGCAACGACGCCAACAAGCTCGCGCTGCTCAAGGTTCCGGTCATCTTCCGGCAGATTGACGCCCACCTGGCCAAAGCGGGAAACTTTCTCGCCGGGTCTCGCAATACCTCAGCCGCCGCGTAGCGGTTTATGTCCGGTATGAAACGCCGGACAAGGATGGCGAGACCCGCCGGGAACGATATGCCCGCTTCGACTGCGCCAACTTGGCGCCCCGGTCGATCACCCCTCGGGCTTACCGATGGATATGGGACTGGTTTTGGGATCTATCGGCCTCCCGCCGGTATAACCAGAACGGTCCCGATCCGATCACCTTCCAAGACATCGCAGCATGGATGCAGTTGACGCGCACGCTCGTGACGCCGGCTGAAATCCGCGCTCTGCGGGATATGGACGCCGCGTTCATCAGGGCGCTGGCACAGGAATACCGCGATCAGCGGGAACGTGAGGACAAGAGCAAGTGGCAGACGTAGCAGCCCTCGGGCTTTCAGTTGACAGCAGCGGGATCGAGAAGGGTACCTCCGCCCTCGATCTGCTTGTCACGTCTGCCGTCAAGGCGGAGAGCGCCGCTGACGCGCTTTCCACCAGCGCCACTGCCGCGGCCACGGCGACGGCGAAACTCGCTCCTGCGGCGTCTGCTGTGGCTTCTGCGCTTGATAAGCAGGCGACTGCGATTAATAGCGTCAGTGCCGCGACCGGCGGCGCGGCGGCCAAGGTCGTCGACTACACCGCCAAGGCTACCGCCCTTCGCGCCGCCCTTGACCCGATCGCTGGCTCTCACGCAAAGCTGACCGCGAGCCTGGTCGAATACAAGAAGATGCTCGATGCCGGCGCGATCAGCGCGCAGGAATTCGCCCAGGCCGAGACCGCAGCGAAAGCCAAGCATGACGCCTTTCTCGCAAGCCTTAATAAGGCTCCGCCTACACCTCCTGCCGCAAACAATAACAACGCCACGTTCCGCCGCACCAATCTCGGATACCAGGCGTTCGACGTTGGGCAAGGTCTGTTTTCTGGCCTGTCGCCAGCGATCATCGCGGCGCAACAGGGGCCGCAGATTGCCCAAGCATACATGGGTGCGGGTGGCGGGATGGCTGCGGTCAAGTCAGACCTCGCCGCTGTCGGCGCGTTGGCTGCGTCGGCCGCAACTGCCCTCGGTCCTGTCGGAATCGCTATAGGGGCTGTCACTGTGGCCGCTGGCGCCTTTTTCGCGCTCGAAACAAGCCAGTCTAAGTCGACAGACGAAATATTGAAGACGCATGCGGCAAACATTGCGGCGTTGGGGAAGGCATATGATCTGGCGAAAGAGAAGGCTGTCGGCTACGGCACCGCCGACCAGATTATTGCCAGAAACGCAACGCAACAGAGCACCGAGGAGCTAGCCCAACGCAAAGCCGAGCTGCTGGCCCAATATCAGAATAGGTTCAGCTCCCAATCCGTGTCAGCGGCTGCTATTTTGAACGGCACAGCCGCCGACATGTTTAAGGCCATGCCGGCTTTCCGACCTTTCGAGGACCAGTTTAAGGCCCTGGGCAAGGACCAGGATGTCAACAAATTCATTAATGGCGTGAACAACGCTGCGAGCACTAATCCCGCCTTACAGGTCGCGGCAAAGCAGGTGACAGACTACATCAAGGACGTCAAACTGCTCAATGATGAGCTCGAAGACACAAACAAGCTCATAAATGAGCTCTCGGCAAATCAAGGCCGACCCGGCATCGGCTTTTTGACATCTGCGGGCAAAGCAAACCCGATCGCTGATACCGACAAAATGGTCGCGTATCAAAAGATGCAGTTGGAAGACCAGGAGGCCATTGCCAACGCCACAGCTCAATTCAGGCTGCAGATCGCCGCTCAAAATGCCGAATTGCTGGCCAAATCACCCTCTGAGAAGGCCAAGGCTGCGGGTCTTACTGCTATTGCGAATCTACCTTTGACCACATCGCAGCCGGTTAAGGACAATGCCTCCGAATTGGCGCAGACCAAGGCTCTAACCGCAGCCGAAATTCAACTCCGCCAGGCCAAGGAGGCCCGTGAGCGTGCTTCTGCTGCCACGGTAGTGCAGGCACAGTATGAATTGGATATCGCGACCAAGACGGTTGGCGAGCAGAATGCCCTTACCGCCGCATTCCAGGCGCGCGCCGCGATCGAGGCTCAAGCGGCAGCAAACCATGTGAAGCCTGATCCAAATGAAATGAAGGCTGCAGAACAGAACGCCGCGGCTGTCGCTAAGCTCAATGCCCAGCTGCGGGTAAAGCGCGAGCTTCAGTCCCAAAGCGACAGCATGGATACCCTAGCGCTCGAGATAAAGTTAGCTGGGAAAGCTGGCGACGAATACGCGCGGCAGGTCGCCGAACTGAGGGAAAAGCAGAACCTATTGCGCCAGGGCGCCGACATCAACACTGCTGACTCGCAAACCGCAATCAAGAATGCCGGTGATCAAGCTGCACTGAAGAGCGCGTTTGATAATGCGACAGCCCTCCGGGATTTGCAGAGGCAACAGCAAGCCGCCCTTTCATCGATCGGGGCGCGGACACCATTGGAGCTTGCCGAGGCGGCTCGCCAGAACGTTTTGGCCCAGCCCTTGAACAAGGGCGAAGACGAGATAAATCGTCAATACCGGGCCAACGCTGCGGCCGCGCTTGCCTATGCGCAGGCAGTCAATGCTCTAAATCTGGCCCAGAAGGATCGCGAAGCCGCATCCGCTCGTAGTGTCACAACCGCTCAGTTCGAAGTGAGCATTGCCGGGCAGAACGTTGCCGTCCAAAATCAGTTGATTGCGGCATACCAGGCCAAGGCTGCGCTGGAAGACGAAGCCGCAAGGCGCGGCGCGACAGCAAACCAGGCGGAAGTCGCCGCAGCGCAGGCCAATGCCGTTGCTGTCGCGAAGCTCAATTCTGAGATCACCGCACAGAAGATGCTTCAGAGCCAGGTCGACCAGACTGAGCAGCTTCAGCTTCAGGCGAATCTGATCGGGGCTAGTGCGGATCAGGTAGCGCGCGAGACGGCTGCTCTTCAGGAACAACAGAAGCTTCGTCAAGCCGGCGTCGATCTCCAGACGAAAACCGCACAGTTGGACGTCGCGCAAGCCGCAGCGAACGCCTCGTTCAATGTCCAGCTTCAGCGCCAGCAAGCCGCGTATCAGTCGCTCGCCCAAACCGAAGGCGACATGATCGACCAACTCGTCAACGGCGCTACGACTGCGGGCAGCAGCTGGAAAGACACTCTGCGGAACATTGCGCAATCGGCGTTGTCGCTCTTCAATCAGCTCGCCATTGCGAACCCGCTCAAGAACGCGCTCATTCCCGGCTCGAACCTGCCGACTCTGTCGGATCTGTTCTCGGGAAAACTGACTGCACCGAGCATTCCGGCCCAGACGACAGGCACGATGACGGTTACGGCTGCCGTGGTGAATGTGAATGGTGGCGTCCCTGGGTTGCCTGGCTTGACCGGTGCAACGCTTCCCAGCCTTGGGGCATCCACGAAGGTCAATCTCGCGGCCACTGCAGCCAATCAGAACGCGGCGCCGACGTTGAATGCCGCAGGGCTTATCAACGTGCCTCCGGCGGCCAACCAGAACATTTCACCACTTGCCAATGCTGGATATACAAAAACTGGCATTCCACTTTCAACAATTTCGACGACGAACGGTCTAACGGCTCAAGTCAACAGCCAATATGCGGGCAATTTCCAGGGTTTCGTCAACGACCTGCAATCCCAAGGCTATCAGATCAACAGCATCGGCGGTTATAATTACCGCAACATCGCTGGTACGAACACGCTGAGCAATCATGCTTTCGGCGATGCGATCGATATCAATCCATATCAAAACCCCGTCACCTATCCTGGCAAAGGGCAGCCGCTCACGACCAATATGCCGTCGGACATTTCTGAAACCGCATCGAGATATGGATTGGCATGGGGCGGTGATTGGCACTCGAAATATGACCCGATGCACTTTGAGGTGCAGAAAGGCGCGCAGCCGCTCAATGTGCAGCAGGCAAACACAGCGCTGAAGAGCCTATCAACGACTTCGACGTCTGCTGCTTCCAACGTCAATATTCTTGGTGACTCCTCTAAAACGGTCAGCACCAGCTTTACCGACCTCACCAGCACGCTCGGGGCGGCACCCTCTGCGTCCAGTAGCTCCGGCGGCGGCTTCTTTGGCGCGCTCTTCCATCTTTTTGGCTTCGCATCCGGCGGATATACCGGCGATGGTGGCAAGCACGAGCCAGCGGGTATCGTTCACCGCGGCGAATATGTCATCAACGCCAGCGCCACCTCGCTGTTCATGCCGCTGCTGCACGCCATCAACAAGGGCTATGCCGATGGCGGATATGTCGGCGGGGCACCAATGATCCCCTCCGCGCCGCAGGGCTCGGGGCAGGGCGGAAGGCTCCATGTCACCGTCGAGACGAAATCGAGCGTCGACAAGAACGGTAATCTTCAGAGCTTCGTGAAGTCGGTATCGGTCAAGACGGTCGACGAGCGCGTTCCGGGGCATCTGGAGAACTTCTCCAACAACAACCTGCCGGCGCGCGTTCGGCAGATCGCCGATGACAAATATGCGCAAGGGTGATTGATGCCGTCTTTGACCTTCCCACTAGGGATCTCCGACTTCGCCAATGGATTGCAGTTGGAGAGCCTGAAATTCTATCCGGTCGACCCGGTAGAACTCTCCGGCTTGGGCACCGGGCAGATCATCCCAGCCAATCCTCGCCCGTCCTATTGGTGCGCCGATGTGGTGATCCGTCCGCTCTACAGCGGCGCCGCCCGCGCGCTCCAGGCGCTAATCCATAGTTTCGAAGGCGGCATGAACGACTTCTACCTCTATGACCCGGTCTGCGCCTATCCGATCAATGATCCGGGCGGGGTGATCCTTGGCTCTTCCTCAGTCACGAATTCGCTCGTCGCCGGCAATGGCAAGCAGATGAAGTTTGCCGGTCTGCCGGCGCATTATGTGCTCACGGCTGGCGATCGGTTCTGCTTCGACTATGGCAGCGGCGCCTACCGTGCGCTCCATGAAATCGTTGCGGGCGACACCGCCGACGGTAGCGGCAACACCGATTTCATTGAATTCCGTCCGCGGTTGGATGATCCCAGCCTCGCCACTGGCAAGCCCATGACCTTCAAGAAAGCCTCATGCAGGATGAAGATCATCGCTGAATCCATCGATTACGGAACGCGCAAGGATGTCTTCACATCCGGCATTTCGTTCTCGTGCGAGCAGGTGCCCTGAATGAAGGACGTCGGCACGAACACGCTCACCGCGTTCCAGAATGCGCGGCAAGACGGGTTGATCATGCGCGATCTCGTCTGGATCAAGGCCAAGAACCGCAGCACGGGTGTGATCGAGGAAATCGGGCTCTGGGCTGGCAAAGTTCCGACCGTTGTCCCTGTGATTGATCCGGAGACCGGCGCATCAACAGGATCGGCTCGAACCTACCAGCCGCTCGGCCAGCTTGTCGTCCCTTCAATCCCGGCTGGCATGGCGCTGGAGGTCAGGACGATACGCCTGAAGATCTCCAGGCTTTCTCCGGCCGTGCTCGATGCCATCCGCCTCTACGATGCTCGCATGGCCGTGATCGAGATCCATCGCGGGATATTCGATCTCGATACCGGACAGATCGTGGATCCAGCGATGTGCCGCTTCTCCGGCTACATAAATGCCGCGCCGATCAACGTTCCCAAGGAAGAAAAGGGCGGCAAGGTCGGCGAAGGCGGTATCGAACTGGAATGCGTCTCCCGTTCTCGCATCCTCACCCGGACAAGTGGCCTGCTGTTCTCGATGGAGATGCTGAAGAAGCGAGCCGGTGACCTGTTCGGCACCTATCTCGACGTGGCCGGCGCTTGGCGCATCTGGTGGGGCCAGGACGAAAAAGCCATCAAGGACAACACCAATGAGCGCCCGAAGGAGCATTTCTTCAAATGATCGCTCGGCTCAAGGACTGGAGGGCGCAGTTGGACGCCTATCTTGATGGCTGCGACGGCAAGCCGTTTCAATGGGGCGCGATCGACTGCGCGCTATTCGCTGCCGGCGCAGTGGCCGCGATGACGGGCGCGGACTTCGCCGAACCGTTCCACGGCAAGTATGTCGACGAGGATGGGGCCAAGGCGGCAATCGAGGCGGCCGGCTTCAAGACGGTGGCGGATATCGCAGCCTACCATTTCCCGGAGATCGCAGTAGGTGAGGCCGGCGTGGGCGATCTCGCCTCCGTTGAGATGCCCGGCTATGGGCCATGCCTCGCTATCGTCGGCGGCCCACACATCATTTGCATGACACTTCGTGGCAAGGGCGCGCTGCCTTTGACGAAGGCCAATCGAGCTTTCAGGGTCGGATAATCTTGAAGAAATCCAGGTTTATTTGGCAGGTCGTCCTCGCGGCCTCGACGGCGCTTGCATTCTCGCCAGCTGACGCGCATGCCGGCCCGCTTGTGGCGGCGATTGGTGCGGCATTCACGGCGATCCAATCTATTCCCGTTCTCGGAGCCCTGGCGTCGGCTGTGGTGTCGATGGGCGCCAATATGCTCCTGTCTAAGCTACTGGCGCCCAAGGAGCCGGACCCGGTCGGTATCAAGCAGAAGCTGTCCAGCGGCGGGGATAACCCCATCTCGTTCATCATGGGTGAATATGCGACCCCTGGTAAGCTGGTCTATGTCAACCAGGTCGATGACGGAGACCTGCCCAACAACAAGCTGGTTTTGGTCATCAGCCTGTCGGAACTGCCCGTGAGCGGCTTTTCCGATATACTCTGGATCAATGGCGACAAGGCCACCGTCGATGACAGCTTTGCCTCTCCGGTTGATCCGGCCGACGATGGCACCACATTCGCCTCTTATTCCCCGCGGCCGGGCTATTTCCGCATCGTTGAGTACGACAAGCGCGGCGGCGACAAGTATAACACGCAATACTGCTGGATGCGGTTCTATGATGGCACGCAGACGGCCGCCGATCCATGGCTGAAGGCGACGTTCGGAAGCGATCCGGATAAGCCGTGGACGGACGACATGATTGGCAAGGGCTGCGCCTATGTCGTCGTCGTGTGCGTCTATTCCGATGAGGGCATTTGGTCTGGCGTCCCTGAGTTCAAGTTCGTGGTCAGGGGCATTCCGCTCTATGATCCGCGCAAGGATTCAAGCGTCGGCGGCTCCGGTTCACAGCGCTGGAATAACCCGGCGACATGGGGCTATTCCGAAAACCCCGTGGTGATGAAATACAATATCCTGCGCGGCATTTCCTATAACGGCGAATGGGTATGGGGAGGGCAGGGGGTCGAGGCACAGCATCTCCCGCTGTCATACTGGTTTGCAGCGATGAACCATTGCGACGAGACGGTTTCGCTCGCCAGCGGCGGCTCGGTGAAGCGCTATTATGCCGGCGCCGAGATCAGCGTCGACACCCAGCCGATGGATGCGATCAAGGAACTCGACAAGGCCTGCGCTGGCTACACGACCGAATATGGCGGCCTGTGGAAGACCTGGAGCGGACCGCCAGGCGCATCGGTGTTCTCGTTCACCGACGAAGATATCATCATCACCGAGGACCAGACCGACAATCTGTTCCGGCCGCTGCAGGAGACCTATAACGGCGCGCGTGCGACCTATACCCGGCCGGATGCCGGTTGGGTGAGCAAGGATGCAGCCCCCATTGACTTCGACGGTTCCGGCGGCTCCGATGACTTGGTCTCAGAAGACGGCTATCGCCTTATCGCTTCTGTCCAATTGCCGATGGTCACCCTTGGCAACCAGGCGCAGCGCCTTATGCGCGCCGCGGTCAAGGACAGCCGCCGACAGATCACGCACGTTCTCCAACTGCCGCCAGAGGCCTATATCCTTGAGCCCTTCGACGTCGTCACATGGACCTCGGATCGCAACGGCTATGTGAACAAGAAATTCCGCGTCGAGAGCATCGACGACCTGCCCAACTGCAATCAGTTGGTCATGATCCGCGAGACCGATCCGACCGATTATGATTGGGACACGAGCTTTGAACTGCCGGAATCCGTCGGCACGCTGACACCGGTCCGACCGGGCACGCTTGGTCTCGATTTCACCGTCACGGCCGATCAGGTCGATAACGACACAGGCGGCAAGGATAAGCCAGCGATCAATATTGCCTGGACCTGGGGCGGCTTCGACAATGGCGTCAAGAGCATCCGTTGGGAAGTCCGCAAGCACGGCACGACGAAAGTCATCGCTTCCGGCAAGTCGCATAATGTCGATGAGGGATCCCGGACCATCACCAGCGCGGCATTCAGGTTCGGCAAGCAATACGATGTCAGGCTCATGGCCGTTCCGTCTCAGCGCGGCCGAGACACCAATTGGACGGCGTGGAAAAGCGTCACACTCTTCAACATCGACATCCCGACCGCGCCGACGCTCACCCGGATTTCCGACCTCGCCGATGACGGCACGCTGAATTTCTTCCTCGATATCGACTGGACCGCCGTCGCTGGCACGGTGACCTATGTAGTGCGCGTGGCGATCACGGGCGGCTCGACGCGGACCTATCGGACGCAAGACAACAACTATCGCATCCCGGTTACCTCTGGCAAAACCTACACGGTTGATGTCAGGGCGGTTGCTGAGGGCGACGGCGGCTCTGTGGGCAGCTTCTCGCCTACGGCGTCCACAACAGTCACGAAGAAGAACACCGCTCCCACGGCGCCTACAAGCCTGACAGCGACAGGCGAAAATCATCGGGTTATCCTGAAGGTCAACAAGAGCCCGGATGCCGACTTCAAGCGTGCGATCTTTTACGGCTCGGACACGAACGATTTCACGACGGCGGCCGAGGTCGACAGGAACGGTGGGGTGCATGGTGTCGATGATCACCTCGCCAACAACAAGACTCGCTACTATTGGGTGACGTTCGAAGACCGGTCTGGCAACGAAAGTTCGAAATATCCGGCAAGCAATACCGCTGGCGTCTCGGCGACGACGGTTCGGCTTGTGGACGACGATGGCGACATTACTCCGCTCTCCGCGCCCACTGGCTTGACCCTCACCCAGGACAATGCAGATCTGAACGGCGATGGCACGGTCGATATTGCAATCCTGACGAGTTGGACGGACCTTGGCTCTGCGGCGAAGCAATATGAAGTCGAACTCAGCCAGTCCGCAACATCCGGTGGCACGTACACGGTCATCGACAACAAGACCACCAAGCAGAATGCCATTCGTTTCCCGGCGAAGACGACGAAATGGTATAAGGCCCGCATCCGGGCTCTGAACGCGTTCGGAAATCCCGGCACATGGTCAGGGCTGACAACTGCTTTCCAGCCATCGAAGAAGAGCGCGACGCCTGGGGCGCCGAGCGGCTTCAGCATCACGCCCAAGCCGAAAGGACTGCGGGCGAACTGGACGCAGGCAGCAGACACCGACATCAAGCGCTATGAGCTCTACGTCAACACGACAAACTCGAGCTCGTCCGGCGGAACGCTGGTCAAGGCCGGCAATGGAGACGATTTCCTCTATGCGGCTGAATTGACGGTCGGGCAGAACTATTATTGCTTCCTGCGCTCGGTCGATCGCTCTGACAATGTGTCTGCCTGGATATCGGCGTCGAATAACCCGCAGGTCTACCGACGGGTGACGGCGTCGGACATGGCGATCCTCGACATGCACGCCAATGCCGAGAACACAGATCTTAGCCTTGGCCCGAACATCGGCTGGACCGATCCGGCCACGATCATCAATGACCCGACCAACGCCTTCCAGGGCAACTATGTCATCAAGCGGGCCTATACCGGATTGGCGAGCAGCTGGGTAAACCGGAACAATATGGTGTTCCCGGTGCGCGCCGGGGAACAGTACTATTTCGGCGGCATGGTCAAGAAGGATGGCTCCTTTGCCTCGACCAATATGGGCTGGCGGCTTTCCTGGCGCGACGACACCAACACCGAGATTGGAGACACGGCGCTTGCCGCGACGACATCAATAACCACGTCCTGGCAGGAGATCGGGGCGCTGGCGACTGTGCCGGCGGGTGCGGCCTATGCCTGCCTCGAATTCGCGATCTATAACCAGACCGCCGGTACTGGCTTTGGTTCGCATGGCTATGCCCGTCCGGCTGTCACGGACGGGATGACTGATCAGACGGCGTTGGCGGCTCCGTCTGGGCTCACAATCAGTCAAGACAACATCGACGTCGATGGCGACGGCAAGGTCGATATCGCACTCCTACTCACATGGACGGATTTGGGGGCGACCGCCAAATATTACGAGATCGAACTTAGCCAAGCGACCTCCTCGGGCGGTTCCTATACGGTCATCGACAACAAAACGACGAAACAGAACAAGAAGCGTTTCCCGGCAAAAACCACCTATTGGTACAAGGCGAGAATCAGAGCGTTCAACTTTGCTGGTGTGCCGGGGACGTGGTCGTCGCTCACCTCGGCGTTCCAGCCGTCGAAGAAAAGCGCCTTGCCGACCGCCCCAACCGGATTTTCGATCACTCCGAAGCCAAAGGGCCTTCGCGGCGCTTGGACGCAGCCCGCCGACGCGGATATTCGCCGCTACGAATGGTATGTGAACACAACCAACTCCAGTTCATTGGGCGGCACTATCGTCAAGGCTGGAAACGGAGATGATTTCCTGTACGGAGCCGATCTTACGATCGGGCAGGCGTATTACTGCTTCATTCGTTCAGTTGACAGGTCTGGTAACGCGTCGGCGTGGGTGGCGGCAAGCAACAACCCGCAGACCTATCGCACCGGCTCGGCCGTCGCATCTGACAACGATTTCGACACCACCGCACTCTCTGCGCCGACGATTTCCTCGCACGCTCAGAACAATACTGATCTGAACGGCGACGGCACCGTCGATATGGCGATCTCGCTCGCCTGGGGCGCGGTCACGAACGCGACGAGCTATGAGGTGGAGATCAGCCGCTCAACGACATCTGGCGGCACGTATACAGTCATCGGGGCTGGCGGCGTCACGAACAATCTAACGTGGTCATACCCCTGCAACGTCAATTATTTCTACAAGGCCCGTGTGCGGGCGAGAAACGCATATGGTCAGCCGGGAACTTGGTCAAGTTTGACATCGGCCCTACAGCCGGCGGGAAGGTCGACAGCCCCGGCCGATCCGACCAGCGGCGGAATAGCCTCTGGCCCCTTGGCAGTTTTCCCATTCATGCACACCCCGGTTGACCTGGATTATTGGTATACCGAGGTCTTATTCAATTCTGGGTCGACTCCAGCGCCGACAGATGTAACGCCATACGTCTGCACGTTGACGAATACGAACAGTTCTGCCCGAGGCTTTATCTACGTTGGTGATGTGCGCGCACTGTCGACAGCGTGGGCAAGGCACGTTAATCGTTCAGGACAGAAATCAAATTGGGTGTCTTTAGGGTTAGTCGTGATCCCCGGCATTGACACGGGGCAGCTCGTTGACGGTTCGGTCACCTATGCCAAGATGAGCGACGCACCATTTCTGGTGAAGAATGCGAGCGCCACACTCTCCGTCGGCGATCTCGGAACCATCGCAACCTGCAAAAACACGACAGGCTCACTGATCGGCAACGGTTCAACAACTGCCGGTTCTAACCTGGTCTATTCAGACAATGGTGGGTCAACAGGATCATCGCCATCGGGCACTTGGCAGTGCATGGGGCGCGCACCCGCCGGTCAAGTCACGACATTCTTGAGGGTGGCATGATGGAATTCCGTAACGCCAAATATAACCGCTTGGGCACCATCGATATGGAGATCCAGGTGGGCGATGAATGGTGGCCGTTCACTGCCGATCCGAACGACGTCGCGGAGCACGGGCGGGAGTTATACGCATCGGCTGTGGAAGCGGGAAACATCGCCCCGTACGTACCACCAAGCGCCCAGGAAGCCCGTGCGGCAATGCCTGTCCTGAGCCGCAAGCAGTTCAGGCTTGGCATGCGTGACCTGGGCGTGACATCGGCAATGATCGATGCAGCCCTTGCCGCCATTCCCGACGAAAACCAGCGCGAGATTGCACAGATCGAATGGGAGGACAGCGATAGCTATTCCCGATCGCATCCGCTTATTGCTCAGCTTGCGGCCGCATTCGGGAAGACAAACGAGCAGATCGATGCTGCGTGGATGCAGGCGCTCGCCTACACGTGAAAATCATTGACGTGTGACGCCCGATGGCGGCTGCATCTTTTCGGGGTTCGCGAGTTCAAGGCTGTCTTGGAGCGCAGCTATAAGCCGTTTTGCGGCCTGCGGCGTCATCCGCAAATGCCCGCTTGGTACGTTGACCATGGACACTCGACCATCAGTCTCCGAGCGCAACTCTCGGATATAGGTATTGATCTGTATGATGCCTTCGACCAAGGCGGCGCTTGAGATGGTGTCAACCGTGACATACGGCGCACCATCGGCCTCGGCGAATTTGAGCGGGTTCTCGGTCATATTTGTCTCCAATGATCGGAGCATCGAACCACAACCCCGCCGCGGTGTCTACCCGGCCTTCTTCTTGACCACCACAACCCTCTTGGGAGCGGGCTTGACCACCGGAACCTGCTTCCAGCCCTCGATGACCATGCAGTTCTTGTAGGCCTCCTGCATGCGTACGGCATTGCCGATCGCGTTGCCGAGTTGGGCACCGAGCACGAAGCCGGGTGAACCTTGGGCATAGAGCCCTTGCTGAAAATTCTGCGCATAGAGTTTGCACTTCGCATCGGCGACATCGAACACGTCACCGGCCTGGATTTGCACCCACTGTTTCTGCCCTGAGTTCGTCGTCTTGCAGGAAGACGCAAGTAGACAGACCGCGACGGCGGCCGAAATTCTGAGTTTCATGGAAATTTCCCCTCTCCAATGCTGAGAGGAAAGCACAACACATTGGTGTTGTCTAGCTACAACCTTCGTCAAAAAGGACGCTATACAATGGATCGCGCAGCTTTCTTCGCTGCCGTGCGGACGAGCTTGTTCGCCGGTCACCTATCGCAAAGCCAGGTCGATGGGATGAGCGCCATCCTTGACGCTTTCCAGCCGTACCCTCTCCCGGCAGAGCATATGGCCTATATGCTTGCCACAGCCTTCCATGAGACGGCGCAGCACATGCAGCCGATTGAGGAATACGGCAAAGGGAAGGGCAGATCTTACGGCCGTCCTACTGGCCAGTTTTCGCAGGTCTATTACGGGCGCGGCTTGGTACAGCTGACCTGGATCCAGAACTATCAGAAGGCCAAGGACGAGCTGGGCGTCGACTTCGTCCAGCATCCTGAACAGGCGCTCGATCCACGGCACGCCGCCGACATCATGATCAAGGGCATGACCGAGGGCTGGTTCACCGGCAAGAAGCTGTCTGATTATCTCAACGACAGCAAGACGGACTTCGTCAATGCCCGCCAGATCATCAACGGCACCGATAAGGCGCAGACGATCGCCGGGTATGCGCAGAAGTTTTTGAGTGCGATCGAGGCTGCGGCTGAATGAAAAGCTTGGCCCGGTACCTCACCAGCAGCACGCTCAAGCGCGAGTTTGCATCGTTCGTCTTCTTGGTCTGGCTGGGCTTGTCCTGCTACCTCACGATCCGCCTCCCGATCACGCAACTCGCGCCGGATGCTTCGCTCGCTGCCTGGCTGACCTTGGCCCCCTACATGTTCGCGCTCGTGACCGCAGCCTTCGGCGCCGACTGGGTGGCAAAGCAAACGAACATCGCCGGTCCGCCGGCCAACACCGCAACCACCGTCACGGCGGAAGTCACCGACAATAGCGCGACGGTGACAACCTCATCGGAGCCGAAGCAATGATCGCCTTCCTCTTCTCACCGATCGGCAAGGCCCTCGGCATCTTCGCGCTGGTCATTGCCGTCCTGATAGGCCTCCGCATTTGGCTCGCCTCGCATGATCACGCCATCAGGGAAGAGATGGTGAAGTCCTTCGAGCAGCAAGCAGCCGAAGCGCAGGCCAAGGAAGCCCAACGACAGGCGGCAGCGACCAAAGCCGCCACGGATGCCCTGAATGCAAAACTCGCTTCAGCGAAGGCCGCAGAGGCGAAAGCAAACGCCGATCTTGAAACAAGGATATCAAGCTATGAGGCCCAATTGGCTGCTGCGCATCGCGACTGCGCTCTTGATGGCAGTGACATTGAGTTCCTGCAACACGATAGCGGGCCGGGTGACAGCCTCGGCCACCACTGAGGGCAAGGCAAGGGCTGGCTTGCATCTTCCGCCACAGCCTGACGATTGCCGCCTGCAGGAAGCGCACGCCGCGCTGACGGCCGGCACCGAATTGCGCGCTGTCTTGGTCCGTGAGCGGGCTGCGCTCGACCGGCAGAACGCCCGCGGGAGGCGGTGTGTTGGCTTCTATGACGACGTCCGCGACCGTCTGGCCAAAGACTGAGCATACCAACCAACGGCGGGAGAAAACCATGATCTCGGCAATCCAGGAGATCCGCACGTTTATATCCCGCGGCCTGATCATGCTTGCCTTGTGGGTTGCGCCGCGGAGCGCGAAAATGTCGCTGGCGGTCTCCGTCAATCAACACGCCATCCGGACGTTGGGGAACGACTAGGCCATGGGAGGCATGCCGTGGAAACCATCGACGCAGACCAGCTAAGGAGAGCCTGGCGCAGAATGACAGAACATCCTCTTGAGCGTGGCTATCTCGGCCCTGGTATCTGGATCCGGATCACGCACCGCTTCCGCACGCGGCAGACGGAATGGCTGCTGGCCTTCATCACGGCATTATGGGGCGCCGTGATCCTCGGCACCGGCAATCAGTTCGACCAGCCGGCGTTCTCCTACTTTCGCCAAGTCTTCGGCGAGGAGAGATATTTGGGCACATTGATGCTGGTTCTTGGGGTGCTTCGTATCCTCGGGCTGATCGTCAATGGCGCCCGGAAAAATGTTACGCCTCACATTCGCATGGGATCTGCGGCCATCGGCTGCATCATCTTTTCAGGCATTTCGTATTGTTTTGCGCATTCCGGAATTGTGAGCACCTGGATAGCTATCTACCCGCCGTTTGTGCTGGTGGAGCTCGTCAACGTCTATCGCGCTGCACACGATGTCGGAGAAAGCTATGGAAGAACTCGGTAAGTTTGTCGCGAGCCTTCCTCTGCCGGCAGCCATTGCATTTGTGTCAGTCTTCGGTGCCGTCATCGCCGTTTCCTGGCGAGGAATATTGAAGGGTAGGGAACTCGACCCGGCCAAGGGTGTGCCAGCGGCACAGGTCGCTGCCGTCGTGGTCGATCCTACCGCGCTCAATGCGCTCACCGCTGCGGTCAACAAGCAGACCGGCGTCATGGAAGAAATGCTCGATACCGGCAAGGCGCTGGCGAAGTGCTTCGATCACATGGCGATCGAGCTTGATCGGATGCGGGAGGAACTGCGCATCAATCGAGAAATCATCAAGCGCGGGTAGCCTTCGCCTTCGCCGCATCATAGGCGGCTTCCAATTCCCGGCAGGCTTCAATTTTGTCAGGGTGCGATCCGTTCAAGGACTGCACCGAGAAATCAGCAAAGGCATCGCCCCATAGATGCCATGTCCAGACTTTCTCCGGGCCGGTGGTGTGCAGCTGCACTCGGCCGAACCTGATCTCACCGTCCTTGGCGACATAGTCCGTCTCTCGGTCGGCCCATGTCCTTTCCCACGAATATTTCAGTTGGCGTTCACGCTGGGTCATGTTTGCAGGTTTCGTATTCGACTTTCTCAATGCTGGAGAACGGTATTTTCATGTAATCCACAAAGGCAACAGGCGGCATTTCAGATATCTTCCTTACTCGCCCAAATCCATGACAATGCGGACAGCACGCAAGTTTCCGCCTGAAAATCCATTGATCATCGTGCGGATAATACGCGACCTCGAAACTGTCATCGAGATCCATTTGTATACGCTCTTCTGTCGTGTAGCTTGATTCCGGGCGGTTTCCACTGTTAGATAAGGAAATAGCTCTCATCGCCCCAGCAAAGGAGTGATCGTGATCTCCAGTTGGGTGCCACGCTTTGCGGACAACCGGTCCTGGTATATTTGCCGCTTCACCGTATTTCATTTTTAGGAGTCTCGGACCCATAAAAAAGCGCAAGGCGATGTCGTTCGTCTCTTCGAGCACATGCCTGTCTTCCATGCCTGCCGGATAAATGCGCATTTCTCTCTCCTATATCCATCCAAACTTATGCGCCAATCCAACGACAAGCGCGATCGGCAGCAGCACGAAGACGATCATCCAGATGATTTCGGCTTGGCGCATGGGTGGCATAATCACCTCGGAACGATTGATGAACGTCCCGTGGGACTTTCGTGGGACTCGTTGTTCCATCGTACGCATTTCTACTCGGTTTGTTCCAAATTTCAAAATATCTGGATTTTTGGCTTGCTTGCTAAATGGCTTGAATATAAAGGCTTCTCCACGGCCGGAGTGTAGCGCAGCCTGGTAGCGCACTTGACTGGGGGAAAAGTCGCCTCAGTCCTTTTTCCCCTTCTTCCCCAATATCTTACGTCTTGTGTATATGGTGCTCGTGGGACTTTTCGTGGGACTCTTAGTCGCCGCAGCGTCCAAGGCGCTTCTTATGTCCTCATCAAGTGCATGGGCGTATTTCGCTGTCGTCTCGACATCGGAGTGACCGAGCAGCTTCTGCACCACCCGCAAATTCGACGTGCGTAGCGTGCGTGTCGCCGCGGTGTGGCGCGTGTCGTGGAAACGAAAATCGCTCACCTTGGCCGCCGGCACCGCACGGCGCATTGCCGATTTCAGGCCGGACTCCGTCAACGGGTATCTCTCACCCTTGACCAACTTCAGCGGCTTCAGTGTCCGGCGCGCCACGAAGGTGAAGACCTTCGTCTTGTGGTGATCCTTCTCCGCCCACAGTAGATCATAGATCGCCTGCGACATTGGAATTGTGCGGATCTTATTGCCCTTGCCAGTAACGGTGAAGCGGCGCGAGAAGAAATCAACGTGCGGCCATTCCAGGCCGAGGATTTCCATTCGCCGGCATCCAGATAGGAAGGCGAAGCGCACCGCAGCGTCATATCCTTCCCCGAGTTCAGCCAGGATTGCAGCCTCCTCGTCAACGCTGGCCTCTCTGACTCGCTCTCTCGGCTCCTTCAGCATGTGCTTGCCGAAATCGATCTCCCCGACACTCGCCTTCCAGACCTTGCCCGCGCGAAGGATGATTTCCCGCAATGGCTGTGTGCACGTCCGATTGACCGTCGCTGGGGATACGTGCCGCGCGTCCTTCTTCCCTTTGACGCGCTCTCCTCGCCGCTTTGCGACCACCCGAGCCACGACATTGTCATCGATATCGCGAAGCGCGGTGTTCGCGCCGACAGACTTGATCAGCCAGCGCAGATTTCTCTCCGCAGTGGCGTGACCATTCTCATTGTTGTGGATGCCAACTTCAGCCCACCAGCGCGCAGCCGCAACGCCAAAGGTCATCTCAGAGCCGTGAGACCGGGCAAATTGCTCTACCGCGACGGCCTGCTCGGCGCGTTTCCTTTTTTCGGCGGCAATGGCTTCTCGCTTGTTAGTCTCTCCAGTATCGCCTGAAAATCGACGACCTCCGAGCCAGAAGTCGTAAGAGTAGGTCTCGGCGGCTTTTCGCTTATAGACCGACATTTTGCCGATCGCTCCTGTTTGAACTCTTCGATATCGGCCGGCTCATACCGCCTCGTCGGGCGCTTTTCTCCCAGGCCGATGTTGATCCACCGGATCGCCCCCTGATCGGTCAGATCCTTTAACTGCCGGACCGATATTGCAAGCTCCTTCGCGGCTTGGTCAGGCGTCAACAGGGTCAACTGACTTCTCCCCGTTTTCAACAGCCGCCCGCAATTCCTCCTGTGCTGTCAGCATATCGCGGACCATGCCTCGCCAGTATTCGCGGGCGTATTCAGACAGGCATTCCCACGACTTGATCTCACGGTCGCGGATCGCACGGCGGGCGTAGATGGCTTTGACCAGTAAATCGGCGTCAGTCATTGCCGTCGCCTTCCTTGGGATTTGGTGCGTCGCCGTGATACGCTTGGGTAGCCAGCACATTGCGCAAACCGGTGATTGCTTCCCATGGCGCTCTATATTTCACAGGCCACGGCTCATTGTCGTGGATGCGATCAGCCTCCTCGACCACCTTCGCTGCGGCTTTGGCGAGCTTGCAATATTTCCGGTATTGAAGAATTGACGCGG